TTTCGCTATTCTTGCATCGCCGGGAGCATAAAAATCTGAACCAGATATACTATCTGGTGAGAATCCCCCGCTCGATCCACCTAGAGCTCCCGATGACGTCATATTCTCGTAGAAAAATTGTTTAAATGTTACAGTTGATTTCACTTACTAAAGTATTTATAATAATTCTGTGGAATTGCTAAAAAGATATAAAGAAGAAATTAATGGTGATCTTTTAATTACTGATTTTAATATTAAAGAAATACAACTTAAGTTACCTTCACGTAAGCATTTTTGGGCGGCTAGATTAATTGATGCAAAAATAACTCTACAATCTTTACATAAAAAAAAGAAAAACCTTAAAAAAGTACTTGTAACAAAAATTATAGCTGAAGCTCCAGTTAAACTAACTCAACAGACAGCAGAAATAGCTGCAGAAGCTACAGAAGAGTTAACATCTATTGCTGATTCTATAAAAGAGTATGAATTTATTGTAGAGTATCTCGAAAAAGTTGAAAAAATTATGTCAGGTATGGGGTATGATATTAAAAATATTATTGAAATACAAAAGCTTGAGCAGTTATGATTACTTTTGATTACACTAAAACAAATCGTAAGTTAATAATTAAGTGTGATAATAGAGATATTTATGAAAATCTTCGAGAGCATTTTAGTGTAGAAGATAAAAATGCTGTTTTTGTACAAAAAAGATTTAGTTCAAGAAGAATTAAATTACCAACACGAAAATATGCTATTACTCCTACAGGCCTTTGTGATTTAGGTCTATTTTGGGAGATAAAAAAGTACTTAATATCCAATCAAATAACAGATAACATAACTTTAACTGAAAAATTTAAAGAAGCGCTTAACTGCGGATCATCCAATCCAATTTTTAAAGATTTTTCACTTAAATTAAGAGACTATCAAGAAGAGGTAATAGAAAAGGCTATAAAAAACGGTTGGGGTACGTGTGTTTTAGGTACAGGAGCCGGTAAAACGCTAACTACTGCTGCTCTAATTGAAAATTATTATAGAAATTCGCCCAACGCTACTACTTTTAAGTGTATAATGATAGTACCGGATTTAGGACTAGTACAACAAACGTATGATGAGTTTATAGCTAGCGGTACTACATTTAAAGTAACAAAATGGACTGGTAATAACAAGCCAGACTTCACGAGTAACGTCATTATATGCAACATTCAGATACTTCTTTCGCAGTTCAAAGATAACGAATGGGTTAAATATGTAGATTTGCTAGTAGTTGATGAGTGTCATAAGGTAAAATCATCAAATGAGATTAGTAAAATTATATCTAATATTAAAACAAGTAATAGATACGGATTTACAGGTACACTACCTGAGGATAAACTAGCTAGATGGTTTATTATAGGTAAGCTTGGACCAGTTCTATATGAAAAAAACAGTCACGACCTTCGTCTAGAGAGTTATCTTACAAATGTAGAGGTTAAAATAATTAATCTTAATTATGTATCTCCTATTATTCCAAATACTACAGACAGCGAGTATAGAAATGAGCTTAGTTTCATATATACACACGAAAAACGCAACAAATTTATAGGTCAATTAAGCAATAAGCTTACTAATAATACATTAATTCTTGTTAATCATATTATACACGGTGAAAACTTGTTTGAAGTAATAAAAAACACATGCTCCAGTAAGAGAGTCTTCTTTATTAGAGGGGATGTGGAAATTGAAGAGCGGGAAAAAATAAAAAAACTCATGGAGAGTAGTGATGATATAATTTGCATTGCAATAAGTGCTATATTCTCTACCGGTGTTAATATTAAAAACCTTCATAATATTTTATTCGTATCTGGAGGTAAATCTTTTATTAGAACTGTACAGTCGATAGGTAGAGGATTGAGATTACATAAAAATAAAAAAAAGCTCCTCATTATTGACCTGTGTGATAGTTTAAATTATGGTATGAAGCATTCAGAAAAAAGAAAACAAATTTATAATGCGGAAAAAATACTATATACCGAAAAAGATATTGATATAAATTAACATTAGTATATAATTTAGTTATGTCTAAAGAAAATTACTACGTAAATCCTGTCGAATTTAAAGAATCTTTACGTAAGTACTATGAATCTGATATTTTGACTGATGACCTTGCTGAGAATATTAAAAAAATTGCTTATGGTCTAAGCTATAATAGCTCGTTTATTAATTATACTTACAAAGACGACATGATAGGAGACTCTCTTATTAAAATGTACTCAGCACTTAAGGGTAAAAAATATAAATTTGCTGCTGAGTCAAACCCTTTCTCATATTTTACAACGATTGCATTTAATGCGTTCGTTAATCGTATTAAAAAGGAAAAAAGGCATCATGAAGCAGAAAAAAACTATAGAGAGAAAGTATATGAGGATATTATGAATGATCCTAAAACATGTAACAATCTCGTTTATGTTAAACCTGTAGGTGATGGTGATGACGACTTCTATGATCAAGATTAATAAGCCTAGAGTTGCTATTATATCTGACCTACACTTAGGTGTACATACTAATAGCACTCAATGGCATGAAATTGCTTTGAATTGGGCTAACTGGCTTTGCAGAGAGCTCAAAAAACAGAATATAAAGGATATTATATTCTGTGGCGACTGGTATCATAATAGAAGTGAGATATCAGTTAATACACTTCAAGTATCTGCAGATATATTAAAAATTTTTGAAGACTTTAATGTTATTGCTTTAGTTGGTAATCATGACATATACTATAAACATAGAACTGATGTTAACTCTCTTTCTCTCTTTAAAAATAGTAGGAATATCTCAGTAATAGATAAGGTTACTACATTAAGTGTATTTGATAAAACAATAACATTGTGTCCGTGGGGTACCTCTACTAAACAAATAGAAAAAAGTGATATTATTTTTGGTCATTTTGAAATTGAAACGTTCAAGATGAATTCATATAAGGATTGTGAAGACGGTCTAAGTGTTAAGGAGTTATTAAGTAAGAGTTCTTTAATTATTTCAGGTCACTTTCACTTTAGACATGAAAAAAAATACGGCTCAGGCACCATTTTGTATGTAGGTAATCCGTTTCAAATGGATTTCGGCGATTGTGATAATACTAAAGGCTATCACATACTTGATATTGATACGCAAGAATATGAGTTTATTGAAAATACTATATCACCTCACTATAAGAAAATTAATTTGAGTGATCTTGTAGAGGCTACAACTATTACATCGGAAATAAAAACATTATTTCTCAATAATATAGTTAAATTTAAAGTAGACAGAAATATATCGCAAGAAGATTTAGCTATTCTTACATCAAAGTTAAATTTACTAAAGCCTGAAGCTCTACAAATAGAATATGATTTGAGTTATAATAAAATTAGTAATGATAACAATGATAAAGATCTATCTGGAATTGATATTACGTGCGCTATTGAGGAATTTATAAATCTTCTTGACATAGAAGATAAAAATGATATACTTAACTATACGCTAGATCTTTATAATAAGTGTACTGTATGAAAAAGGTAACATTTACTAAAATAACAATTCAAAACTTTCTATCGGTTGGTAATGAGGTTGTTTCGGTTGATTTTCGAAAGGGATTACACCTTATAACAGGTAATAATAAAGATAAACCCGATAGACAGAACGCAGTAGGTAAATCTACTGTGGCTGATGCTATATACTTTGCTATTTTTGGCGAGACTTTAAGAGAAATTAAAAAAGATCTTATTACAAATAATATAACAGGTGGAAAAACACAAGTAGAATTAGAATTTAATATAGATTCACCTAAAGGTAAAAATAAATTTCATATTGTACGTACACTTACACCTACTAAAGTAAGTGTTTATAAAGACGGAGTAGATAAAACACGCGACAGCATAGCTAATACCACCAAATACATATGTGATGTTCTGAGTGCGTCACCTGCTATTTTTCAAAACTGTGTTATCATGACGGTTAATAATACTATTCCGTTTATGGCAAAAAATAAAGTCGAGAAACGTAAGTTTATTGAAGATATCTTCGGAATGGAGGTCTTTAGTAAGATGATTTCGACACTGAGACAGGAATATAATGATATTAAAAGAGAATATGATATTAATTATGCAAAGTTAGATGAAATTAATAAAACACTTCAAAATTATAATAATCAAAAGCAAAAATTAATTGAAAGAAAGGAAGACAAGCGTAAGTTATATTTGGAAAGACAATCCTCTAACGCTCTTGAACTAGAAAAGCTAAATAAAGAGCTACAAGAGAGTTCAGATATTCAAAACATTGATGATATTCAACTCACAATAGATAAACTAGAGGATAAACTTATCGAAAATGATGATTTAAAAAATTTATTAGTAGGAGACACTTCTAATAAAAAAGCTACTATTATACACAAGAAAGAAATTTATAAGAAGATTGGAACAGATAGTGATAGTTGTCCAGTTTGTTTGAGACCAATTCAAGAACACGATAAAGAGAATATTCATAAAGAAAAGCTATTGCTTAAAGATGAAATGATTCTTATAGCAAAAGAAGTAGAAGAAATTAGCGTAAAGATACAAGAAGTAGAGAGTCAAAAATTAAAAATTAAAAAAGCTATTCAGGAAAAAAACAAATTAATAAATGAGACTAGCTTAAAGATTCAATATAACGAAAATATTACAAATCGTATCACTCAGTTGACAAAGTGGCAAGATGAGCTTATACAAGATATAGAAACTCTAAATGAAAGTAAGACAGAGTTTGATGATTTAATTGATGAGACACAAAGCAGACTTAATCAAGTAAATGATATAGTTTCAACTATATCTAAACAGCTAAGCACTCTAGATATAGTAAAGTTTGTTATCAGTGAAGAGGGTGTTAAATCTTATATAGTAAACAAACTTCTAGAACTTCTCAATAGTAAGTTGTATTACTATCTTAAAAAGTTAGATTCAAATTCTGTATGCGTATTTGATGAATATTTTGAAGAGCAGATTGTTAATGATAAAAATAAAATATGCTCTTATTTTAATTTCTCAGGTGCAGAGCGTAAATCTATAGATCTTGCTTGTTTATTCGCATTTTCTGATATTAGAAGAATGCAAGGAGGTGTGAGTTACAATATAGCGATATACGATGAATTATTTGATTCGTCTTTTGATGAGAAGGGCATTGACTTAATTACTGAGATACTCAAGGAAAGGGTTAGTACCTTAGATGAATGTTCTATTGTTATATCGCACAGAAAGGAGTCCGTTAAAGCGGTTACTGGAGATGTTATTTTCCTAGAAAAGCAAAATGGTATAACGAGGCGTATTGACTATTTGGATTACTAATGTAAATATAACACATATGTTTGCGCAGCCTTTTGCTAATCCTTTTGCCGTTCCTTTCGTAAATCCCTTCGGTGTACAAGCTTCACCGCAGAAAATAGTAGCTCCGGAGCAGCCTAGAGAGCTTTCATTGCCACGCTATGTTAATTATCTTGCAGATTATTCTGGCTGTGGTTTTTGGAGAATTCTATGGCCTGAAAAACATATAAACGAAACCGGAGTAGGTTGTTCTACGTCTCTTACCGCCATGGTGTTTGATCCAAGATGGTATACAGGAGTAAAATCAGTTAAGGTACAGAGGCAAGCCTCTACTGATCAAAAAGAATTTATTAAATACCTTAAACAAGTACAGCAAGATCATCAATTTAAGTTAATTTACGAAGTTGACGACGTTGTATTCAGAGAGGATATTCCTGACTATAATAAATTTAAATTCGCTTTTGATAATGATGAAATTCGCAATAACTGTATTGAGATTATCAATATGTGTGACGAGGTTACAGTTACCTGTGATTACATGAAGAAGCTATATCAAGAACGCACCGGTAAAAAAGAAATAACTGTAATTCCTAACTTTGTACCGTACTCTTGGATGGGCCACGTATATGATAAAAGGCGTATTTACGACACCTATGATAAAAATAAGAAAAAACCTCGTGTGTTATATACAGGCTCAGGTGCTCATTATGATGTTGAAAATAAAAACGGAGGTGTAGATGATTTTTCACATGTATTAAAATTAGTAGAAAAGACTATTGATAAATATCAGTGGGTATTTGTAGGAGCATTTCCACCACCTCTACTAAAATATGTTCAACAGCGTAAAATAGAATTCCATCCCTGGCAGACATTAGCAGACTATCCAAGATTTATAGCTAATTTGAACGCTCAGGTTATGATAGCTCCTCTATTAGATAATAGCTTTAACAGATCTAAGTCTGATATTAAATTTATTGAATCGTGCGTTATGGGATTACCCTGCTTGGTCCAGGACATGGAGACCTATAAAAATGCTCCAGAGTTTCTTAAGTTTAAGACCGGTGATGACTTGGAACAAAAGCTTGAAGCGGTGCTCAAAAATAAGCCAAAATATTATAGTAATGTTGAGATGTTTAGACACATAGGATCTCAAAGATTTTTAGAGTTGCCAGAAAATATAGGATGCCACCTTGAAGCTCTTAATACTCCTTATGGTTCTTCGGAGAGAAAATATCTCAAGAGATGGAATAGTTGAATTAATAATATGTAAAGCTATAATAGCTTTATATGTCTTATAGAAACTGTGTGTATAGTAGCCGAACTCAGTCAGTTCGGCTATTTACTTGGGATACAGAAGGTAAGCGCGTTCTTTACGATGTATCAGTCTCGCCGTATCTTTATATTGAAGATAACAATGGTGATAAAAAAACAATTTTTGGTACAAAGGCCAAAAAGAAAGTTTTCAATAACAGTTACGAACGTAATAAATTTATTCAAGACTCTGGTATTAAGCGAGTTTATGAAAACTTACCAGTAGTGCAGCAATATCTGCTTGATACATTTTGGACGGAAAATGAAAAGCCAGAATTTACTAAGAATGATCTTAAAATAACATTTATAGATATTGAGACATATTCTGTTGATTCATTTCCCGATGTAGATGATCCGCAGCATACTGTCAATGTAATAACATGTTACGATAACTTTAGTAAAAAGTTTCACACTTTTGGTTTAAAGCCTTACACAGGAAATAACAAACAAGTAAAATATACTCACTGTAGAAATGAGAGAGACCTTTTTATTAAGTTTATTGAATATATTGAAAGTGATTATCCAGATGTGTTAAGTGGGTGGAACTCAGAGTTCTTCGATATTCCCTATATTATTAACAGATGTGAGAGAATTCTTGGACAAGAGTATGTAAATCGCTTATCACCCACAGGTAATATTTACCATCGTGAAGTTATGGGTAAATTCGGTAGGCAACAAAAACGATATTATATTGAAGGTATATCGTGTATTGACTATCTCGATATCTATAGAAGGTTCTGCCTTAAGCTGAGAGAGTCATACAAGCTTGATGCAATTGGTGAGATAGAACTAGGTGAGAGAAAGGTTGACTACGGTGACATGAACCTATCTACTCTAGCGGATACAGACTGGACTACCTTTGTAGACTATAACATTCAAGACGTTAATCTTCTTGTTCGCCTAGAAGACAAGCTCCAGTATGTGGTATTATTACGAATGTTAGCTTATGTAGGTCTAACAACACTCGAAGGAGCGATGGGAACTATATCAGTGATTAACGGGGCACTAACCATTCGAGCGAGAAAGCGTAAAGAGGTACTATCTACCTTTATTAGAAATCAGGGAGCTGGTAAAAATCCAGGAGCGTATGTGGCTGAGCCTAAAAGCGGCTTTAAAAATAACGTCGTGTCGTTTGATGCTAACTCTCTATATCCAAACGTTATGATCTCCTTAAATTTATCTCCTGAAACGAAAATAGGTAGAATAGAGAAAAACAGTAATGGTAATATTAACATCTATCACGTTTCAGGGAGATGTATAGAGTTAGCTCCGGATAAATTCAGTACATTTATTAAGTCAGAAGAATGCTCCCTAACAAAAGCAGGTTTTCTTTTTACTCAGAAGAAGAAAGGTATTATACCTGAGTTTCTTGATTATTATTACAATGAGCGAGTAAAAATTAAGAAGGACTTATTTGAAACGAAGCAGCAGCTTGCAAAGCTTAAATCTAGTGATGAGGAGTATACTTCATTAAAGTATGAAGTAGAGAGACTTAACACTAAACAAATGGTTATTAAAATTCTTATTAACTCTGCATACGGATACATGGGCAACAAACAAGCGCCCATCGGGGACGACGATATTGCTTCGTCGGTGACTCTAACAGGTCAAGCTATTATTAAACAAGCCGGTAAATTTCTTCAGGACTATCTTACCACCAAATTCAATATTACAGATAAAAATACTCTTGAAGAGAGCTGGGTGTATTCTGATACAGATTCATGCTACTTCTCTTTAGATTGTATAGAGGATCGTGTACCTATTAAAAAAGGTACCGATATTAATCCTGAGTTTTATAACGTCGTTCAAGACGTTGAAGATTATCTCAACAATAATATTACATCATGGGCTGAAAAAACTCTATTAACAAAAGATAGTAGGTTCGTCTTCAAGCGTGAATGTATAGCGGATGTTGGTCTGTTCTTACAGAAAAAGCGATATGTAATGCACATACTTGACGATGAGGGCATTAAAGTAGATAAATTTAAATATACTGGTGTGGAAGTTGTTAGAACCTCTATGCCTAACGCAGTCAAGCCTTACGCAAAGAAGATAATAGAGACAATGCTTCTCACACAGTCTCATCATCAAACTAATAATATATTGAAGGAAACATATGAAGTGTTTAAGACTCTACCTATCGAAGATATTGCATTTGTTATGGGTGTGAAGGGTTATGAAAAATATGCTACTAAGTGTAGGGAGTTTAATATAGCGAAAGGAACACCTGTTCATGTTAAGGCTGCTTATCTTCATAACTTTATTAATAAGAGACTAAGCATAGATAAAAAATACGAAGAAATTTCATCTGGAGATAAGATCAGATTCTATTACACACTTCAACCTAACAAGTATGGTATTGATGTTGTAGGTTTTAAATACAATAGACCGGTAGAGTATGATGATATTTTTAAAGTTGATTATGAAAAGATGTTCGAAAAGATTCTTTACAATTCTATTGAGAGATTTTACGATAATGTAAAATGGCAAATTAGAAAACCTACAGATAATGTACAAACAGAACTGTTCGATCTTTTTAGTTGATTTAAAAATAATATCTTATAATTAAACATATGGAATACTTAGATAGACCCGCACTTGATGATACGCCTAAAGCTCACCCTGCTTATTTTAGAGGTAAGGTTTCAGGAATTAATTCTGTTTTAAAGATCGTCTCAGACATTATGATGGGTCTTGATAATGGTACTGGAGCTAACAATCACCCTGGTATTGAGCAAATGAGACGAGCTCTCTTAGTATGGCGTGACGAAATTAATCAGGTATTAGATAAAAAAGTTGAAAAAAACAAAAACTAAATTAATATAACTATATGAGTAAAATTAAAACAATTGTAGATCACATCGGTAGAACGGTTATCGGTACTGAGGTTAGTCAAGATGATAAAACTATTACCTTGAATAACCCAGTTATTATTCATGTTCAGCCTAACCCTCAAAACGGTCAGCTTCAGGTTCAGTCCTTTCCGTATATTTTTATGGAGTTCTTGAGCACCGAATCTCGTGATAAGAATAACTGGACTTTTAATAAATCACATATTGTACTTTCAGAAGTTGAGCTGGATACTAAAATTATTGCTCAATATAACAATATTAACACTCCCCCACCTCAACCACCACAAGGTGAGCCAGAAGTAATCCGGTTGTTTGAAGATTAATATTTAAATAAATTTAATTCCAACTTACCTCTCGTATTTTCTTAGTATAATACGAGAGGTATTTTTTTATGAATCTTAACGATGTTAAAAATAACGATCGTGTAATTATTACCTCTTTAAGTGGTGGTTGTAATAATTTAAGAGATTTAGGTTTTTGCGAAAAGCTCAACGTTACAAAGCTACAGGGTGGTAAAAATATAATTTGTATGTTGTGTGGAGCTAAGGTTGCTATTAGTAAAGATTTAGCTCAACACGTTATAGTTGAAGATCAAACTCTTGATTAATAAAAATATAGTATATAATTTTTTTATGGATAAAGATATTTTAAGCGCTTTAAATGAGATCGATGATGTAAATCCTTTTGCTACTTATCTAAGTGATAGTACATTAAGCCGTGTCGGTGGTTGGGTTGATACAGGTAGCTATGTTCTTAATGCTATCATTTCTGGTTCTATTCATGGTGGTATTCCTAAGGGTCGAGTTACTATGCTCGCTGGTGAATCTATGACAGGTAAATCATTATTTGTACAAAAGATTCTCGCTAAGGCTCAACAAGAAGGTCTTATACCAGTAATTTTTGATACTGAAAATGCTATTGATCCTGAAGGAGCCCAACGACTAGGTCTAGATATTAGTAAGGTAAAGTATGTACCGTGTATCAGTATCGAACAAACACGTAACGCTCTCTTTAAATTTCTTACATCTGTTAAAGAAAAGAAACTTGAGGGTAAGTTTATTGTTGCGATCGACTCTTTAGGTAATCTTCAATCAGAACTTGAGCTAGCTCGAATGGGTAAAGATAGTACTTCTGCAGATATGGGTACAAAAGCTCGTGCTATGAAATCGCTAATGCAGACTTGTACTAACCTCGGTGCTGTTACTCAGACTACTATTCTTTGTACTAATCATGTTTACGATGATCCCGCAGCAATGTTTCCGTCAATTGAGAAACATATGCCGGGTGGTAAGGCGTGCGTCTATCTTCCATCAGTTACAGTACAGCTTGCACGCAAGCCTATGAAGTCGGATGATGGTAAAACAACAGACGGTGAACTCGCCGTAGGTCAAAAATCTTATGCAGGAATTATTATTAGAGCTCTTACACGTAAAAACAGGTTTATTAAACAGTATCTTGAAGGTGAGATGTACTTATCCTTTGCTAACGGATTGGACAGGTATTACGGCATGCTTGATCTTGCGGTCGGTCTTGGAGTAGTTATTCAGAACGGATCGACATATGCTCTTGAAGACGGCACTAAATTAGGGTATTACAAATCGTGGCGGAAAGATAGTAAGCTTTGGGAAGAAACCATCCTACCTAAACTAGAAGAGAGAATCAAGAAAGAATGGTCATATAGTAACCTTGAAGAAGAAACACCAGAAGAAATAAACGATGAAGCATAAAAAACTTGTATTAGCGTTTTCTGGAGGTATGGATAGTTCTGTACTTCTTTTTATGGCAGCAGAGAGAGGTTATGAAGAAATTCATACCGTTACTTTTGATTACGGTCAGAGGCATCGTCGCGAAATGCAGTGTGTACCGCTTCAGAAATGGGATCTTGAAGAGAAATTTCCTAATGTTAAATTTACAAATAAGGTATTGGATGTAAGATACCTTAAGGATATTTCTCCTACGTCTTCACTTACTAACTTAGATATAGATAATCCTGATATAAGTAAAATTGCTGGTGATGCACAACCTGTTTCATATGTTCCGTTTCGTAATCAAATGTTTATTACAATTTGCTGCGCTTACGCGGAAAGTCTCGGTGCAGACTCGGTTTGGTACGGTGCTGCGCAAGTAGACTCACTAGCTGGTTACTGGGATGGAAGCCAAGAGTTTGTTGATAGTATAAATCAGCTAACAGCTCTTAACAGACAACATAGGATCCTCATTGAAGCTCCATTGCTCTCCTTGTCGAAAGCAGAAATAGTACAGGAAGGTGTGAAATTAGGTGTACAGTTCGAGAACACATGGACATGCTATAGTAATCGTGAGGATGGTCTTGCTGATGCAACTACACCTTCAAGTAGCATGCGCGTTCAAGGATTTATTAGTGCTGGGTATAGAGATCCCATCAAGTATCTTCAACAGGATAAGCTTGATGGGATATATGAACAGAATAATTGTAAAGAATTATAATCCGTATTTTCTAAGCTCTTCTAATTGCCAAGAGGTTTTAGGTTTGTACTTATCTTTAAATAATAAATTTTGTTGAGGTTGTGATCTTCTAACACTATCACTCTTTACTTGTTCAGTAAGATAGGTTGATGTGGTAGGCTCTTGACTTTCACTTAAGTAAATGTTGTTAGGTATATCGTATTTTTTACGCATTTCTCTTTCAACTTCGCTAAATTTATGTCTCATACGCACAACTGTATCAGATTTTCCTGATAGTTGAGCGTCAGTACCAGCATCTCTAAGAGCCTGTAGTCCGTCGATTATCTTCTTACGATCTGCCTCATCAGTAATTTTGGATAAAAATTGCTGTTTATCGCTAGGAAAAGCTTTTTGTATATATTCTGTTGCTTTATTAACACCTTTCATTACTCCTAAACCACCAAGACCAATAGCTCCAGCAGTCGCTACCCCTGCTAGGGTTTTACCAAAACTTTCGTTTATGTAAGCAGCGGTACCTGTTACTTCGGTAGACTCGGAGATAGAGCGAAGAGCTTGTTTTTGCGCTTTTAATACTTCAGGATTTATACCAGAACTATAATCTTGAGCTAATTCTTCATAATCATTACCTTCTAATTGATCTTCTTCCTCGCTAGAGTATTCTTCATCCTCTATTGAAGCTGGCTTGATATTACCAATCATGTCTTTCTTATCAATATCTGGTTCGTGTATTATAACACCAGCCCCGCCATATGGCTTAAGATCATCAGCTATCTGTCTTTCGATTTTCTCTATACCCATTTTAGATATTATCTTACCAAGCTTGCTAGAAGCACCAAATACTACATCAACGCTTCTTCCTTCAACCTCTATATCTTCAGCATTTACGAACTTTGATAAATATTTTACAATTTGTGTTATATCGTTTAGATCACTATCTCTATCTGCAACTATTTCCAACATATACTCGCTACTATAAGAAGATTCAAGAGATCCAATAAGATCATCATACATATCTACTGTTTGACTCATAGATGACATTGCTCCTGCTGTTTCTTTTTTACGCTCTAATCTTGCTACCTTCTTCGCCGCTTTAAGTTCATCATTAAGCTTATTGACTTCATATCGCTGTTGAGCCGAATCAGTTCTATTACCTGTAGTGAAACTTACTTTATTTTCTAGTTGATCTTTAATGTGAGCTTGAATTTCATCACGCTTTGCTTTGATCTTCGAAGCAATACCGTTAGCTTCAAAATACTCCACCATTCTACTTACTGAAGGGTCATTTTTAAACATTCTAACTATTGAATCGTCGATTATATCCAAATCAAACAAAATACCCAACATAGCTAGGCGACCCTCTCTCGTACCAGACGACGCACCTCTTGATTTAGCAAGAGCACGAGCCTGTGATTGAAACCCGGGCATTATTTTCTCCATTGGTGAAGTTTTTGCTTCATTTAAAGAAGTGAGTCTAGATAGTAGCTTTGTAAAGGAACTCATATACTATATTTATACAATATGAACTTAAATTGGCGAGATTTTAACGAAATGTCATTTAATAGCATCTGCAAGCTTCCTGGAATAGGTAAAAAAGCAGCTGAACGTATTATAGCTAATAGACCTTTCAGATCTAACAACGATTTATTTAAGATTAAAGGCTTGGGTAGTAAGACTCTTAAGAATCTAGGTATTGAGAAGATTAAAAAGGAGAGAAAATCATGGTATCTTATGGAAGATGGTATAGAATACCCAGATTTTTCACTTGCTAAAAACATTCTTACGGGAAAAATTGATTTTTTCTGGAGAATTCCAAAAGATAAGCGAGAATATCTTGTAAAGTAATGTGTGCTATAGTTGGAGCTAATAATTCGTCTAAGTTTGAGGTACTATATCAAGCAAATCTACCTAGAGGTAACTTTGCATCAGGGTTGATAGGTCTTAATAGTGGTGGTGATCAAATGGTTCTTAAAAAGAAGGGTACTATTGACTTTGATCATGTTCAATTGGACGATATAAACAATTATTTTATTGGACACGTTCAAGCACCTACGTCTGCGAAACGAACCTGGTCTTATGATACCTCGCATCCTTTCGAATCTCTATCCTGGTCCGTAGTTCATAACGGAGTATTAACAAATTATAAAGAAATAAGAGCTAAACATATCGATTGGGATGTTAATCCTGTTGATACAGCTGTTATTCCAAATTTACTACAGCACTTTACAGAGGAGTGTAGTGGCGAGTGCCCTGCTCACGAAACAATTAAAAGAGTGTTAAGCTTACTTGAAGGTACTTTTGCGTTATGTATGATTGATACTGACTCTAATGATGTTTATATTGCAAGACAGGGCTCCATCTTGCATTATAACGATAACGGCGACTTTTCAACCTTAGGAGGTGAGGGATTTAAACTGGTTCCAGAGGGTACGATTTTAATGCTTAAGGACTACAAATCTTGGGAGGTAGTAAATCATTTCGAAACAAAATCACCATTTTTATTTTTATGAATATATTTTATTTTTCTGCAACTAAAGGTAGTAGGAAGAACACCCTACTAAATAAAAATCACTCTGCTTATAATAGCTTTATTTTTAAGGAAAATAACACTGAATCTCTACCTAAGGTATATAACAAGGCTATTGATTTTGCTATTGAGGAGAATTTTGACGCTATCGTCCTGTGTCATGACGATGTAATTATAGAATCAGATCTAGCGTATAGATTACCTTCTATTATGGAATCTTTTGATGTAATTGGAGTTGCAGGTAGTACGGAATGTAAATTACAGGAACCTGCACTATGGCACATTATGGGGGGAGGATTCGGTTCTGGTAAGCTCCATGGGGCAGTAGCACATGGAGATGAAAAAAATAAATCTATGACGTTTTTCGGCTCTTATCCTAAAAGGGTCTTGCTACTAGATGGAGTTTTTCTTTGTATTAATAAAACAGCTTTTACAAAGGTAAGATTCGACGAAACCAATCCTGCAGGATTTCACTTTTATGATTTAGATTACAGTCTTTCATGCCATAAAGAAGGTTTAAAACTAGGCGTTTCAGATATTATGATCACTCATGCTTCTCCAGGATTGAAAGAGTTTACAGAGGAGTTTAATGAGGGTCAAAGGTGGTTCCTTGAAAAATGGAAAGGTAAGTTATAATACAATTGTGAGTAAACTAGATAATGATTATTTTGAAAAAGTGCTTTGCTATAAAGCACTTTTTGATTCTACATATCTTGCATCTATTGCTGACTATGTTAAGCCTAAATATTTTAAAGATAAAAATATTGCTAGTGTCTTTAGTATTATTTCAGAGTTTTATGAGAAGCGTAGCAAGCTCCCAACACTTACTGAGGTAAAATCATACCTAACTACGGATGACCTAAGGACGTCTTTTAAAAATCTCGTAGAGTCGTTAAAAGATATTGATAAAAATATCGACAAAGACGAACTCTATGATAATACAGAGCAATTTCTTAAAGAGAAGGCCGTATACAATACGATGCTAGATGTAGCCGGTGATATATCTAAGGGTAATATCGATACATCACAGATTTTAGATAAGATTGAGAAGTCGTGTAATATTAATCTTGTTACAGATACAGGATTTGATTTGTATAATAACATTGAAGTTCTTATTGATGATCTTTGTAACGTACAAAAAGCTATTCCAAGCAAGTGGGAGTGGTTGGATGATGCCTTAAATGGAGGCTTTCTTGAAAATGGTAGATCATTGTATGTATTTGCCGGTGAGACAAATATTGGTAAGTCTATCTTTCTCGGTAATATTGCTGCCAATATAGCTAATCAGGGTAAGAACGTTTTGTTAATTACCTTAGAGATGTCAGAGCTGCTATACGCGCGCCGTATATGTACTAACGTAAGTAAGATACCTCTTAAAGATCTTGCTACTAACACACATTCTCTTAGACAGGCAATTAAAGATCAAAAAGAAGCGGATAAAGGTAGAATCTTTATTAAGGAGTTTCCACCTTCAACCATTACACCCAATCAGCTTAAGGCTTTTGTTAAAAAGCTTACAGATACTGGCGTACCAATTCACGCTATAGTTCTCGACTATCTTAACTTGTTGCACTCGTCTGTTGGTACCAACTCTTATGAAAGAATAAAAAATGTAACAGAGCAGGTTAGAGCAATGTCTTATATTTTTAATTGTCCTATAATTTCTGCAACTCAATTAAATCGTTCAGGATTTAATACAGACAATCCCGACCTTGCAACAATCTCAGAATCAGTTGGTCTAGCCGCTACAGCAGATGTAATTGTTTCAATCTTTCAAAACGAAGAAGACAGAGATTTAGGTATCATTAGATTGGGTATGATGAAGAATAGATATGGTCCAAGAGGCCATACACAGCCTATGAGAATTGATTATTCAACTCTCACTATTACACAGGCTGAGGGAGATTCTATTAGCAGTGAGGATGAAACGTTCAATACGTTACAATTATTATCAGGTTGATAAAGTTCCCTTCACTAATAAATAGATGCAGTGAAAATTTTTGATTATTATACGAATAATAAATTAAAGTCTAATATTAAAGATTACCGTTCTGGTAAGCGTGATTTTAGTGTTGAAGAGCTCAATGAAATAAAACTTTATATTTCTAAATATAAAGATGTAATTGATAATACTAATTTCTTTGCCGGTACTATAAAAGAATATAAGGTAGTAAGCTGTTTCGCGGAAGGATTTTATGAAGAACTTCATTCGAGGATGATTAACAATTACGGCGCTGATATCGCAATAATTGTAATACTAACAGAGCGAAGAATTATTTTTAAGAAAAATAATATAACATGTAAAATTGATCTATGCAAGCTTGCACAAATTTTAAGCGACGGGGAGTGCGATGAATCGACAGATGTTCTTGCAGCAGGAAAGCTAACAGATAGTTTTATTAACCTAACAAAGAAATTCATCAAATGTTCATAAAAACCACTACAATTAATCCGTCGCAAGATATAATAGATAGAGAAAGTGAGCATATACTATTATCTTTTTGCTCTTTCTGTACACTACTAAAGGGTAAGAAACTATCATTGCAGAATGTTTTTATTTTAATTTTACAAGATGAAAAACTGCGCGTTATATTAAAAGATCTTTTAGGAGTTGATTCTAACTATGAAATAGTTAAAATATTTTTAGAGTATGATCCTACCATAACTAAAAGCAAATATATAACGAAATATATTAATAGTAATAAACGAAGATGCCTTTAACAGAAAAAGAGAAAGCTATTTATAACTCATACCTTATCGCAGGCAGAACAATAAAAAACAAGCCGTTTAAACTAAGACAAGACTTTAGCTCTCTCGATGATCAATCCTACACCACACTTAAAAAACTAAGCATCTTTTTTGAGAAAAACAATAATATAAGGCAGATAGACTTCTTTACAGCTCCTTATGATTATTACGGAACGGAAAATTACTTTGATTTACATTACTATCTCACATCGAAAGCTTTAAAGTGTTATTCCTTATATCAAAAGAAAAGGGAAACGCAAGATCCAGATAGTGAGAATACCATTAATAGATGTAAAGAGTGCTGTTCGTTTATATATAGATATTGTAGAGAAAATAATCTAACTCTTCAAGAATATAAGACAAATATTAACGGTACAACACCTATAGTAGTTCAGCACTTAAGAGAGCATAAAATTAACTTCTATATAATTCACGGCCTGCAATGCGACAAAACCATTAGACAGGTAGAAGCAGAATTATTAGATTTTTTTGTGTCAAACTTTCAAAATTTACTAAATGAGACTAGAGTTAATTTTCAACGATCAACTCGGTTGAAAAATGTAATAAGAGAAGCGTTTTCAATAATCGAAAAACAATTGTTGAAAAGTAAAATAACGAGCCTAAAATAGAACATATAACAAACAATAAAATTATGAGTACATTTAACACGTCAATGTTTCAATCCATTAAAGATGCACTATCAAAAAACGATAGCGAAAACAATACTGCAACTTATACTGAAATCCTAAAAACTACTCCTGGTAATACCTACACTGTGAGATTGCTACCATTTGCAAAAGATCCTAAGAATACATTCTTCCACTACTTCAACCATGGATGGGTATCCTTCGCGACAGGACAGTACGTTCAGTCTCTATCTCCTATGACCTTCGGTGAAAGAGATCCAATCGCTGAGGAGAGATTCCGCATTCTTCGTACAGGTACTGAAGATGAAAAGGAGAAGGTTAAAGCTATTAAGCGACTCGAGAAGTATCTCGTTAATGTATATGTAATTGACGATCCAACCAATCCTGATAATAACGGCAAGGTTAAGATGCTTCGTTACGGTAAACAAGTTCATAAAATTATTATGGAGGCTATTGAAGGTGAGGATGCTGAAGAGTTCGGTCCACGAATTTTTGATCTTGGAGCTAATGGAGTTAATTTTAAAATTAAGTGTGAGAATCAAGGCGAATATCCTACCTATGTCTCTTCACGCTTTACCTCTGCTGGTAAGTTGAATCTTAGCGATGATGAACAAAAGAAGATTTACGATAGTGTCTTCGATCTTGCTAAAGTCTATACTCTTAAGTCTTATGACGAATTGAAGCAGATGCTTGATGAGCACTTCTATGTCAAGAATACTAAATCTGAAACGGAAGTGAAGCATGACTCTTACGATAGTGCACCAATTCCAACCTTTACAAAACAGACTGATTCTGTACAGGTAGAGAGTTCTATTGATGATGATATTGACGAGCTTCTTAAGGATCTATGAACATGACTCCAGATGAACAGCGCGCGTTAGTACAGTTTTTCGGAACTGTACACGCGCAAGCTAAACAAACCGATCAGATGATTGTGGGTAGCTCGCAATTTGTTAAACCGGTAAGTCCTAACATACAGCATCAGTTTGAACAGGCTTTGCGTATTCCTGTACAGGCTGAGATGCAACAAGCTCCACCACAGCAATATATTGAACCTCCTATACAGCCTGTTATAGAGCCTGTTCAACCCATTCAGGAACCTGCTGTAGTGGAACAATCACATGTAACACCAGTAGAGGAATTTAAACCAGCACCTCATAATAATGATATAGTTGATATTCTAAAAGAAATTAACTTGAACTTAGCTAGAATAGGTGATATACTAGAAAAACAGAATGGCAAACCAAAGAGAACTAAAGCTTCCAAATCGGATTGACTGCATCAAGTACCTAGAGGCGATCTCGAAAATAAACGAGTCGACTATATTAAACGCAAATCAAGATCTTGGTTTAATATCCTCACTAATATCTTCAGCAGATAATACTCTTATATTATATAGCGAACTGTCAAATATAGACGTAAACTATAATGGTAGTATTAATATTCCTGATATTAAGAAACTTACTAGAGTTGTAGATTCGATTGATACAAAGGACGTTAGCCTGTTTGTTAACTCTAACAATATAGAATATAAAGGTAAATCACTAAAGTTTAAATATCATCTTTATGAAGATGGCTTTTTAACTAAGCCGTCTATCAATATAGATAAGATTAAAAGCTTTAACTACAACGTTAAGTTTACTCTTAAGAAAGATACAATTAACTCAATTATTAAAGGTAGTACTTTTGCGTCAGAGACTAACAAGCTATATCTCTATACCGAAAGTGGTAGGTTAAAGGGTGAATTAACAGATAGAGCAAGACATAATACTGATGTTTTTGCTATTGATCTAGGAGAGGTGAATTTTGAACTATCTCCTCTACCTCTAAACTTTGATAATATTAAATTATTGTCTTTTATTAATGAAGATATAAATTTCGGTATTAACACAGAATACGGTGTAACCGTTATTGATATCTTAAATAATAGTATTAAATTAAAATATATTATAACATCTCTCACACAATGAATATTAATAAAAATAAAATTACCACTCTTTCGTACTTTGTAAAGCGTCTTAAAGATAGCGGATTTAATGTATGGAAGATTTGTAATAATTATGCTCAGTCTGATCCACGTAAATGGACCGTAATGATCGATCCAGGTAATACTTCAGTTTTTGTTACATGTTATGAAAACAGAGATTTTAAGAGTGAGAAAATGTTTGAATTTAGCGATGGTGGAAGATTATTCCCAAAAAACTTTTCTCTTAAAACTACCTCTATTGAAGTAGTAGTTACAACTCTTATTGAAAGAGGTATTCCACAAATAGATAGTGGTACTAAATATAATTATGAGCTCTGATGATAATATGTTCTCTGAAGAGGATATAAAAGATCTTATTAAGGATGCGCTTAAAAATAATTACGAGGGGAAGAAAAAATATAATAAAAAAATACAATTAGAAAACGCTCTTGCTTCAACATTAAAAGAGTTTCTTACAAATTTTGTAGTCATAGGTTATGATCTTAACGGTAAGCCTATTATTTTAAAGCATGCTAAAACTCCAATGGAAAAAGATGCTCTCTCTTCTCTTGCAATAAAATATATATCGTATTTAATGTACGAAAATGGCCAGTAAAAAACTAACTCTAGGAGATATATATGCAGTTCATACCGGTACTTACGCTGGTGAGATGTTAATATATATTAAAAGTGAAGCGGTTGATTATTGTTTTTTATCTATTCCTAAAATGGTAAATAGGGTTGTTCCTAAAATTATATTTGATCATGGAAGGAACAATAATATACTCAGATATGTAGAGCGAGCTCCAAGTTACGTTTTAAAGACATCCACAGCCCAATACGCAAAAAATGAAAAAACTATTAATAGACGGGAACAACCTCATACATCGAACGTTCTGGACGGCGAAGAGTCAATCGAAGCGCACTAATACCGATACGCCCGATCAAGTTAGTAACTTTCACATTTATTTTACTTTAAACGCTGTATTTTCATACGTTACAAAATTTAACTCTGATAATACTATTTTCGTCTGGGATGAGAAACCGGACTACCAAGTAAACGAGCGAAAGACACAATTTAGTGAGTATAAAGGTAATAGATCCTCTGATATTACACCGCATCAAAACAATAATGCTATCAAGCTGATACTTCGTCATCTTGGAATTCCATCTATTTTTCCTAGAGAGCTTGAAGCAGACGATATTATTTCTTATATCTGTAATAAATCTCAAGGTCAGAAAGTAATTGTATCTGTTGATAGAGACTTTCTGCAGCTCGTGCAGCAAGATACTACACTTTACGACCCTATCCGTAAAAAGGAATATACAGTAGTAAATTTCGAAGAAGAGACGGGCTGGCCTAATGTAGGTGACTGGATGACTGCTAAGTGCTGTACGGGTGATAAATCAGATAACGTACCAGGTATTGAAAAATTTGGTAAAGCAAAAATTAAAAAATGGATTGACGGTGAGATTCTTTTAAACGAGGAGCAAATGGCTATCTATGATAGGAACTTTAGTTTATTTAACTTAGGTAAAGTTATGACTATGGATGATGAATGTAAGTATTATCAAGAACAATTAGATACTCCCGTTGAAGCTAATTGGTCAGCATTTATTGATGAGTGTAATATGCGTAATTTTAACGCAATTTTAAAAAAGAAGGAGTCGTGGTATTCGTTGTTTTTCTTGAGAAATAAACTACAATCTCTTTTTACATGATTAATATTCCTGAAGAGTATACAGTTAGTAAGTTCTTTCAATATATATATCAACCCAGATTCAATAAATTTAATAATACATATCAGGGAGGTTGTTGCATATGTAGAGAGGGTGGCTCTTTAGGTAAAAAGCGTAGATGTTATTATATACCCAAAAATGATAATATTTTCTGTCATAACTGCGGATGGTCTAGTAAACCCATAAAGTGGGTAAAGGAAGTATCAGGAAAGACTGATGCAGAAATTATAGATGAAATTAAGCAGTATGTAGACGAACAGGATGTTATAGAGGTTTCTGAGCAGGAAATAGTTAAAATTAAAACTGAAACCCTTCCGAAAGACTCCATTAATTTAAGTGATCTCACTCAAGTGGAGTTTTATAAGACTAATTCTATAGTAAATGCTTGTATTAAATTAATTGAATCTAGAAGACTTAATACGGCTGTTAATAGACCTGATTCGCTATATGTATCGCTTGTTGATAGAGTGCATAAAAATAGATTAATAATCCCTTTTATAAATGAAAATAAAGATATTGAGTTTTATCAATCAAGAACAGTAGTTCAAAGTGATAACAAATCAAGACCAAAATATATCTCCAGGATAGGAGCTGAAAAAACACTATTTAATATAGATAGAATAAGTGAAAGCTATAAGAGTGTCTTTATATTTGAGGGACCTTTAAATGCTTTCTTTACTAAAAATAGTGTAGCGGTCGCCGGTATTACTGATAGAGGTAGTGCTACATTTACTAAAAGACAACAACAACAAATAGACACAGTTTTGAGGTGGTATGATAAAATATGGGTACTTGATAGTCAATGGATAGATGACGCTTCTTTAAATAAGAGCGAAATATTACTCAAGAATGGCGAAAAGGTTTTTATATGGCCTGAGAAATTTGGTAGAAAGTTTAAAGACTTTAATGATATATGCATTGCATGTAAGATTAATGAAGTGGGGCATGAATTTATAGAAAAAAATACCTTCGAGAATCTCGAAGGTATTATTAGACTTGCAAATATTAAAAATAAACGTTAGACGTATTTTAAAGACGAGTTATTTGACTGCGCTAAGAAGCCTTTAAAGGATTCAGCTAGAGCTGCTAGTTCTGTTGCAACTCTCGCAATTTTTCTTTGCTCAGATTGCTTCATTTTATCTAATAGTGTATCTGCTTCAGCATTAGCTAGTGCAGTTTGAATAGAATTTTCTGTACCGTTTAAGTTCTCTAGAAACTCCTCCATACTTGTAACCCATTCGCGAACCTGCGAAACCATAGCTGCTTCTCTTTCTGATAAAGCTCTGGATACTGCTGAATTTGGATCGTTAATATCGGTAGGTGTATTAGTCTCTGTGTCAAAATCTTCCGGATTTGTATCTCTATCTAATGTAGAGAGCATTGCCGCTCTATCTTCATCTTGTTCATTTAACACTTTAAAGAATCTATTTTCAAACTTACTCATACAATTATTTATTCAATTGCATAAATATTTACAATGAATAGTACAACAAATCCATACTCCACCCACGCATCTAACGCTGCTCCTAATTTAAATATGGATATATCTAATCAATTCAAAGTACATCAAAAAGAGGAACAAGATCAAAAAGCATCTAAAACTCTTCCCTTTACTAGCGAAAGTCTAAAAGAGCACTTAAGCGATATGTATATATCGTTACTTGAAATTAAAAAAAGTTTAAATTTAACTGAAAAGGAGCCAAAAAGAAATAAGCAAGCTATTAAGGATTCGTTAAAAATTATTGACGAAATAGGGCAAAAAATAACTATGGATTTATCTAATTGTATTGATAAACTTTATTTGTAATATAAAATAAAGTATGCTTAGGTTATTAACATTCTCGTTAGGTATTACTTTATTAATTAGCTCTGGAATAGGGTTTGTATTGAAAGATGTTATAGGTTTTTGGCAGGGATTTGTTGGTGCAGTAATTGCACAATTTTTAGGATTTTATTTTTTATCTCTCAAGAAAAACGAATCAAAAGAACAAGAGACAAATCTTAGTGAAGAAATAATAAACTTACAGACCATACCTATTTCCTGTCCCTGCGGTAAAAATACATTTACTGCTCCAGTATTTTATAATACTGAAAATTCGTTTTTGTGTGAAAAGTGCGGCAGTCAATTTAAAGTTGAACTCAATTACGAGACTGTTCTCCTCACTGAACCGTTAAACATTGCCAATGTCTTTAATCAATTAAAGGAAAAGGAACTTTCGGATAATAAGGCATGAACAAATTCAAATTTGAACTAAAAAACGGACAAGTAAAAGAGATGGGTATTGATGAGCTTACTAGATGGGCTTGTCTCATAGAGGGTATCGAGCAAGTATCAAAAAAGTATGAAGAGCTCGGTGAAAGTATGGAGACAGACGATTGGGTCAAGCCTCTAGCGTTTCAAAAATACATAGAAGAGAGATTTCACTCAATGAAGCATGATCTCACCGTTGAGGCAGTACTTGGTAGAATTTAATTGTTACGCTAAGTCAAAAATAGTATTTTGATATAGCTTGACATATAATGCGTTTCCTGTAGCTGTAAGTGTAGCAGGTGAAAGAGTGCTACTTGTATTATAGTACCCCATTAATTTAATGTTTTCGGGAGTTGTACTACTAACATAGAATACTACAGAACTAATAACACCAGTACCTGCAGGAAACTCAATATAGTTTTGTGTAGATTTTAAACCACCATCAATAACATAAGTTCCTGGTACTGTTACTTGTGAAATAATATGTGAAGATATAGTACCGAAGGATGCATGTTGAACATCAGGTGTGTAGGATGAGGATAATAGAGCGCAGCCTATGTTTAAATTTTGTAAATTGCCGATGTTGTTGTTAATGAGATTTAAGCGGAAATCTCTATAAAGTGTCTTGTAGGAATAGCTTCCATCTACTAAATTAAATAGCTTATCATCGTTTATTTTAAATGTGGTAGCTCCAATAATTGTAGGACTGTAAAAGTTTTGCCAAGATATAATATTACTGGTTGCAGGATCTCCAGTGTCAATGAAATTATATAGATAAACAGTCTGACTAGTATAGTCAGAGGTTATATTTGTAAATAAGCAAGAGTTAGCTGATAAATAAGCGCCTTTAGTAGAGCCATAAGTACCACCACTAGCGCTAACAGCTGTAATAAATGGTTGACTTATATAGTTGATCGTACCGCTCGCAAAGTCAGAGAGGTAATTCTTAACCGGGGAGTTGTCTTCAAGAGTTAAAAGCGATTTTACGGTAGCAGAAGCAAGGTTTATATTCCCGCTTAAGATTCCATTTATCGTTGATAAATTAATATTCATGTTTATATTTATTGTCTTTTATTAAAATAACTCAACTTTATAAAAAATATTACCCAAAGGTGCCATCATCTAAACTTGTAATGTAATTAATAATATCGATAATACTCATTAGACGGTTAGATATTAAACTACTATCATCTATAGTACCTATATTAATAATAGAGCTATTAATGATACTCATTAGACGGTTAGATATTAAACTACCGTCACCTATATTACCAATATTAATAATAGAGCTGTTAATGATACTCATTAGACGGTTAGATATTAAACTACTATCATCTATAGTAGCTAAGTTTGTAATTAGATCTGTTATGAGCTGTATGCTGGTAGATCCTAATGAACCATTATCAATAGTAGAAATATAACTTATTACGTTTTCAAGAGTTATAAGAACGTCAGACTCCAATGAACCGTCATCGGCTTGTGAAATATAATTAATAAAAGACGTTAAGAATATTTTATCAGGCGAATCCATAGCTCCATTTTCAATAATCGCTATGTTACCATTTATTGTTCCGGTAGTTGATATCACGCTCGATGCAAAAGACCCATCTGCTATATTGCCTATATTATCGATAGTGCTGTTTGTTATTACTGTTAAACCTTTAGAAATTAACGCACCATCATTAAAGCTTCCTATGCTTATAATACCACCTGTGACAGTCAGTATACCAGCTACAGGGCTTAACGTACCGTTATCTATATTCGCTATATTATCGATAAGCATGGTAGTTGTAATAAGCTGCAATCCATCTATATTAATAGTGTAAGGATTACCTTCATTTTCCCATAGACTAATAGTGGTTATATCTTCCGTATCTTCTTCAGAGATGAATACGATATTGTTGCCTATGGTTATTTTCCAGGACGATACTGACCATATTAAGCTTCCATTAGCATTATAGTTAGTATAATAAGGCTTATCATTCACCCATCCTTCTCTTGCCCATATACCTAATATGTCTGTTATAACAGGTCCAGCACTTAGAGGTATTCCTGGGCCGAAATCATATTGCGGTGTCTTAAGATTAAGCGTACTTGTAGGGTCACTTGTACCTGGACAGATAGCTCCTACCTGCCATGCTGTTCCTGCTAGAGGCCCAGTTACAGTTACTACACCTTGCGAAGGAGTCGGTAGTGGTTTGTAAATATACAGAGTGCCTGTTCCGTTGCCAGGGCTAGCAGTATTAATACTTGATAGTGGTACTCCTGCTTCTATTAACTCGTTATTATATCCATCCTCTCCTACATATTTTGATGTATACATATTACCGTTCCATGAAATATCAAACTTATCAGGTACAGTATATGCATTATACGATATACCAAACCAGCCGGTATAGGTACCAAACTCAATAGGTATAATTTGTACTCCCTGACCACCTGAACTAAATACCTGGTTGCAGTTTGTTATTATAGATTCAAATGTACCATCTTCTATTATAGCTATGCCACTTATAGTATCTATTAGTGTAATCTCTTCTGGAAGTGGTAGAGGTGTTGACTCTCTAACCATAGTATCTAAGACTATAGTCCAAGAAGTTCCTACAAAGGGTGAATTCACTAATACGTCTATATAGCTCCTGTCACTACCTACTGATATATTAGTTAATAGAGTTGTACCGGAGATAGATCCACTTATAGTCTCGTTCGACAACCTTCTTAATTTATCATTGTAATAATTAAGAGAGTCGAAAGGTGCAGTATTATATGACCAAGATTTTGATACATCCGGGAAGACATATCCGGTATTAGATATAGGGTCGTTATTATTATCGAAAACGATAATCTTGTATGGTGAAGGTCCGTACTGATAAGCAGATGAATCTATATCCGGAGAAAAATAGTCAATATTTATATTATATAAATATGAGCTTAGTAAAGATACTCTAATTATTGAGGTATTACCTGGTGCATTAGGAGCGGTTAAATTATTACTGTGAATAGTTAAAAAGCTATTAGGAAATAAATCAACAAATAGGTTAATATTGCAAGGTATTAATTGAGGCGCAGACAGGGTAAATGTAGTTGGAGTCTGAAACGTTGATGTAAGGGTTTCGCTCCAAGTGTACTTATAGTATAGAGAGATAAGATTGCTGCTATTAATGACTGATGGATTGTAATATAGGCTTGTGCTATATAGAGCTAGTGGATATTGAAATCTAGAAAGTATAACACCATCATTTTTATACTTAAGTAATGCTGTATTGATGTTTTCAAATATCCCTGAGTTTGGCGGAGCTGATAAATTCATATATTCTGTAATTACAGAATAACTTCTTGAATTATAATCAATATCACTATATACGATAGATGGAGCAAACGTTGATTGTTGTTGTGAGTTGTTGATAGCATATATCTCAGTAGCTGGATACGTATCACCGAACGAAGGTAGATCCTCATTGTTTTGCAACAATACCATTGGATAATCATCTATTAATCTTCCAGCTTTATTTAAATCATTATCAAAGTTAGGTAAGTTAAATACCTTGGAGGTTACCGGAATAAAGAAGCTACTACCATCATATGTCACAAACTCTACATTAGAGATGTTCTCGTTGTTATAATCGACTGATACTCTATATTCGAAATTTACATTTTGACCTACGCTTACTGTAACAGGTATAGGTAAAACTGCTCTAGAGAACCCAGTCTTATCTATTGTTTTAATGCAGAACTCACTTATTACTTCATCTCTCGCTGTTACATAAGACGAACTGTAAGTAGAGTAATATACCTGCGTGCTTTTATTAACGGGGTAATATTGAATATTGTTACTCGAGATATTAGCTAACTCTGTATTTAAACAGGGTGACATTACTCCTGCTAGTGTATAATCTCCTACATTAGATCCGTCGGTACCAAATTCAATATAATTTAAGCTTTGAAGAAGAGAGTTATCAGCGAGGTACGCTAGACCACCAGATAATATAGTATTCTTACACCATCCTGTATCGCTAATAACTGTTTTATTATCTAGAACAGTCAATCTAAACTCTCCGCATAATCCTATATTATAATTAATCTCACTCATTTGTATATATTACGCTTAAATTTTGTGTACCTGTAAATAAACCTATAGGTGTAAGTCTATTGTTATAATAGATATTGTATGGGTCTGCTGTTGTCAGCTGCCATCCTAAATCATAACTTACCAAGCTAAGAACTAACGAGCTGACCTCATTAGTAAACGTAGTGCGACTTATTCTACTTAGAGTTTCGCCTGTTTCTTGTATTTTTACTTTATATCCGAAATTGCACAAATCGTCTAAAACGGCTATATTTTCACAGTTAATAGTACCTATATTATTAACCCCTGCAACACCTCCCCCGACTAGGGTTATATTTATAAAGGAAGAATCCTCTCCCTGTAATCTAATAGGAAAAAAATTGTTTATTTTCGGTGGGAGAGATACATAAGGCTCCTGCAACTGATATATTTCTGGCTCATCAGTTACTGAAGGTAATAAATTATTCTCATCTAATGGTCTAATCAGCATCTTTCGTATAATTTACTTTTTAATAGTGAGAGAATCAGATTCATTTGGCTTTTTATATTTATTCGCCAATCCGTTATCTCTCCTATTTAGTAGATTATACGTTACTAATTAAATTAGAATTTAATGCAATAAAACATCGCGATGTTGCGAGGTCTTGTTGCACCTTGACCGAAACCATTTGTCTCAAGTGCCCCAGCTCCCATACCCACAATACTAGATCGATACACCCCTGCATAATTTGCAATATTAATTATATCATACCCAGCAATTGGTGCAAAGGTAGTTGTATTATAATCTGACTGTGCATAAATTCCTGCTACGTTATTAGAAGTATTACTTGGATCAACTATAGTAATAGTACCTTTTTGACTCGAACCGAACGTGCGACCCGTGTCTACACCTCTACTATTATCCCAACCTCTTATAAACTCACCTCTTAAATCTGGTAAGTTAAATGTTGTGCTATTATCACCTACACCGTAAGTAGTACCAATTGCAGCAAATAAAGCTGGATAACCACTAGGACCTGAACGATTAACTGCTTGGCCGTTACATTCAAGCCATCCAGTTGGCGCTGCTGACATAGCGAAAGACATAACAGCTCCTGCTGGAACTAGACTTTGTTGTACGTTTGTGGTAACACCTCCTAGATATCCGATCTCTGTAGAAGTAACAGATGAAGCGCCAACTTTACCACTAGCGTCCGATACTAGCGCTTTATTTGCTGCTAAGTTCTCAGTATCTATTGTTGTTGCTGCACCAGTTATTAATGAGTTTCTTAAATTTCCCAGTAACCACTTACGCTCGCCTCCAGCGTTAGTATTTGTAAACCCTACTATCTGATCTGTTTCAGATAGAGTAGTACCTTGTGTAAAGTCGTTAAAGTTGGTAGGCATATAATATTATTTATTTAAAACGGAAACATATCCGATCCATTCATGGTGCGTATCTGATCGTAGTTTACAAGCGTAACAATACCCTTAGCGTACTCCATAGTACCTGTATAGGATGGTATAGTAGTAGGATCAGAAATAACCGATTTATTAAGGTTAGGTTTCGTGGATCCTTCTACATGAAAATTTCTTATAAATATATTTCCAATAGCTTTTGACTGACTAGATGAAATAGGAGTTACAAAAGAAACGCCTGCATGTAAGAAAGCTGTTATAGGTAAACCTAAACTTACATCTTTTTCTAGTATACGCTGAAATTGCTCTTTAGGGTTATTTCTATAGTCGATATATATTGTACGCCCTACATTACCTAATCTCACTCTTACAGTTTTAAAGTTAACTGCGCTCTCTACTATTGAAAAAGTAGAATTAAGAGAAGAAATAGCTACATTGTAAGAGTAATTATTGTAACTGAAGTCAGGAGCCTTACCTCTTATAGAAATTGAGTTTTTCTTTACCTTTCTATAATCAATGCCATCTCGTACAAAAGCCCCTGATGTAGCAGAAGCAGCAAACAACCCTGTAGTATCGAATCCGATACCTATTGCAGCACCAGAAACACCTGGTTTTACGCTATATGGTAATCCAAAAGACTGCACTCCAGAGTAGCCTAAGTCTATGCCAGCACTACCTCCGGATAGTTTAGAGCTTGACGTTGTTAAGAATACAGTGAATCCTGCTTCAGTACTAGGATTGCCACTTATAGCGTAATCAAAGGACCATACCAAATCATATAGACAGGAATAGCTGTCCTTTGAAGCTAGGTTTATAGCCTTAGAGTCACTATTCAATACCGGATACTGCATATTATATATTTATCTTATGGCTCCTTTACAAAGACACAAGTCATACCTTTCTCTTCATCACTAAATCTCGTAACATGTATTAGCTTAAAACCTAATCGTTTATATTCTTTAAACACGGTTTTAAAATATTCTGTTTCTATATTAATAATGACACTATTACGCTTTTCATCTACTAATACAAAGTCTGAAAACTCTTCACCTAGTGTATATTCTCGTATGCTACCCACATACAATATTTATTCCTCTAGATAATCTATTACCTGTCGTACCTTATTGTGTAGATTTAATATATCGTCAAACGACACATCGCTTTCTAGAGAAACCTTATATGTTTTAAGAATTTTCTCAAGAACTACAAAGTCGTTCGGTTCTAGACCTTCAACTATTACTTCATTCATAATTATTAAAGTGTATAACCTACCACTCTTATCCAATAAGCATCGTTGACTGATGCTGATGCTCTAAAAGCAGCTACTAGATGGCCGGTTGGAGTAGCAGATAGAGGAATAATACACTGTGTGGAGTTTTGAACCGAATCACCAGCGCCGTCTGCTCTGTTAACTCCAATAAGAAACTCATTATTGCCTAATGTTCTTAAGCTTACATCCTCTACAAGTGAGATGTTTGGAGCAGATGCAAGAATTCGTTCTATATTACCAGCATCAGGACCACGCTTGTATATACTAGTATCAACTATAAGATTTTTTGCAGTAGGCGGTACACTGTAAAAAGTTCCGCTGCCAACTCTTACACCAGTATTATCTGTGATAAAAGGATATGCAGACATAGTAAATCTGTAACTAGTTGAAGCAGTTGTATAACCTTGGTATAAAATATAAGCTGGTGTTCTAAAAAACGCTATAGGTGAAATACCACCGTTATATGTTGGTCTTGTTCCAGGGCCTGGATCAAACGGAGGCGGTGAAGGATCATCCACTGTTCTTAAAACTCTACCGTATCTATCAGCTACAAATCCTCCTAAAATAGTAGTATCTGCTGTAAGAGATGTTGTAGTTAGGCCTATGCTTACAATTCCTGATAGTGGATTAAAGCTACCACCTTGCTGTGTACCATTGACTGATGCACATAGTGGACTGCTCACCGACATGCTAACTCTTGCAACTCCGTCAGGTTTAGCTTTTATTATATAAAGAGCGCCTGTCGCACTTAATAAAGAATTAGTACCGGATGAGACACCATAGAGAGTGGATGACCCTGGTAAATTATTTACTCCGTAGAGGGTCTTGTTAATTAAATTCGGTACATTAAAACTTGTACCGTCACCACCAAAAGAAGTTCCAATAACTGCTGATAACTCACTATAAGCCGTTCCTAAAACACTTTGACCATTGCACAATAACCACCCTGTAGGGGCATTAGCTGAGGAAATAAACGGCATTATAGAACCAACAGGTATAATTCCTGCTGAATTATATACAAAATTGGTGGTCTCTACGTCAATGTAATTATTCCAAGAAAGATTACCTGATATATCAGATTTTAAATAGCTATTGTTAGGTACGCCACCGCTAGGCCACTGATAACTTATATCGCCTATTCTAAGATTAACTGGTAATTCTATAGAGCTGCTATTTAAACCTCGTATACTATCAATTTGAATGTTAGAAGATAGAGATATTCTATTTGTTGTGTTTAGTACTATATTATCCGATACTAAATCACGAGTTATATTTGTAGCAGAAATAGTACCAACAGTAATATCATTAGTAGATCCTATGGTAATAGTGTTGTTACCAGGCTCGTACGTACCTCCCACAACCTCCCAGTTACTTATATCAGTATAATCGCCTCCTTTAAAGTAATAAAGTTTATCTGTATTAGATGAATAAGCAATATCATTTACAGCTGCTCCAGCTAAAGTAGTTACATTAACTACAGATCCTAAAAATTTATTTCCACCTACTAATATACCTCCTGTTGTCTGACCATCACCTACATATAACCTATTTGTATCTGTTGTATAACCCAACTCACCCTCTGAAAGAACAATTTTTTGTCTATCAGCATCCATACCTCTTCTAACTAGTAGTTTAAGAAGTGTATTTTCGAATATTTCTATTTTATTAGCCATATATTAATAGTGTTTAATACCTAAATACCGGAATAGCAAATCGATCTCCGAGTTTAGTGTTGATTGCAATAAATCCAGCTGATGAAAGCGCTATTCTAGCTGTAGATGTTCCTGCGGGGTTAGATGATATAGCAGTTAATAAGGTCTGATTACTAAAAGTAGTTTGATTCCATCTTCCATTAAATAATCCGTTAGTACCAGAGTTAAATCCTGAAAAAGTAGTAGCAATTGTAGATGAAGTGCCTGTTACTTGACCAAAGCTATTATATGTTATATTCTCAAACGTTGTCGTGGCAGGAGTTATTATAGACTTAAGTCTTAAGGTGTTGATATCAACATCAAACGAACTAGAATCGTAGCTTTGTACTATAGTTGAAATTCCACCTCCTTGCACCTGTAGTCCTGCACCAACAAACGTGGAGCTCAGCGAATCAACTGTAACTACATCACTAGGTAAAGCGGTAATAGTTAAAGTATTCGTATTAAAGCCAAAAATACTATCATCTACCTTTAGAGATAATTTTGTTCCATCTCCACCCTGTAATCCTCTACTAAGAGCAGTAGATTTAATTTTACTCTCATCTATAGGATTAATCGTAAGCCTATTTGATGTTATAGTAACATAAGTACCATCAACATTTGCAGAAAGACCGGTACTATTATTAAAGTTTAGAGCGCCTTGAGAGTTTACAATAGTATTGTTTAATATAGCCGGACCAATACTATTATTAACCAAGGTAAGCCTGTTGCTTCCATTGTAAGTAACTAGAGAATTATCACATCTCGTGCTTATATTACTCCAACTTACTGGTGATGTTATATCGGTTCCTGTAAGCTGCCATAAAAGTGAATTATCATATATAATATCACCCTGCACAGCATTGGCTTGATTGACTCTATTATTAGCAATTGATGTTGGATTGTGAATTATGTTACCCACTATATTTCCACCGAACTTAACACCATTACCTATAAACACCCTACCTGTATCAGTAGTATATCCCAATTCCCCCTGCTCGAGAACAACGGATTTACGCTGAGCGTCACTACCTCTTCTAATTTTAAGCTTTACTATGGTGATATCGGGCATATAATTTTAAATATTTAGTATTTTAGGCTGTTCTTTGCCATACATACAAGCCAAACCCTGGAGGTACATTGTTGTGAGGAGAGCTACCACCTGCGGATGGTAAGATAGAACAATATCTACCATCCTTGTCACCCGAGGGGCCATCGCTCCGAAATCGTCCAAGGGATGTTGGATTTTTATCGTTCTTGTCGTTTGTAATATAGAACTGCTCAGTACCGACCATAAGGCTATGAGTATGCGATGGCATTTCCGCTTCTGTTAGAATGTGATTATATTCACCGGCGTTATTACCGGGTGTAATTGGTTTAGATTCTCCTCTACTATCAATACCCGTACCTACACCTACAATAAACCTACCTTGTGCTATTTGCGTCCAAGTTGTACCAACCCAGCCTGATCTAGTACCAGGGTTTATGCTATCTGTCGTATAAATTACTGCATTTAAAGGGTATAGAGCCTTAACTAATTCAAGTAAGTTAAGTTGGGTAGGAGTTATTTTAGAATCTAGATTTAAACTCCCGCCTGCTAAGGTTGTAGCAGAAAGAGTGCCGCAAATAGTAGCACCGTTACAATTAGCTCCTAATTTTAAAGCTGTCGGCGTTCCACTACCATCTCTTATTAGAGGTTGTCCTGTTGCTGGTATAGGCACACCACCAGAATGCAATAAACTATAATAAGTATCACTTATATTTACTGTTTCTAAATTTGTAGCTGGCGTCGCTGGCATTTATATATATTTATAGTAGTTAGCTAATTTGCAACGTACCGACATTTGGAGCAATAACCAGCTCCCTTTTAACAGTGAGAGATTTATCTATAGCCGTTAAGTCGATTAATTTTAGTTGCAGATCGAGAATATTTTTAAATGCTCTATTTAATACAGAGACCATAGACTTCTCATTCTCGTGCACATAGTAATCTTCCGGCTGAAGAAGTGAGAAGGCGTTAAAGTCAACATTATAATTATAATCTGTAAGAGTAAAGATATTACTCACATCATATACCCCTGTAAATCTACCCAATAAGTTATTCTTTATTAATAATATATCTCTTGCAACCTTATAAATTTCTTTATTTATAGTAGATGCTTGTATATACTCTTCTGAAGAGAGAGTCATATTAGCTTTTCCGAATTTAAATAACTCTGTTGTTTTTATAACCTGTTTATATGTATTAGGTTCGTTGAAGAAATATATTCTACCATCTGTAATAAAAACAACTGAGTCATAATTATTAGAGGTTGGTAATAGAGCTAGTCCTTTATACACATCATTGAATACCGATATATTGGGTCGTTCTTCAGTTGTAACAGTGGTTGTAGTAGTCGTAGTAGTTGTAGTGGTTCCTGGCGTGGTAGCTCCCCAACTCCATGTACTATCTTTAAAAAATTTATTAACTACATACCATTGATTAGATGGTGTAGTTGTTGAAGTGGAAGTATTTGTATTATCAATAGGCTTAACGACCTGTGTTCCGGTTATGTAATCAAGATTTAGCTCTTGATATCTACCAATTAATACATTGGGCTTACTTACAAATAATTTATAAACTTGCCTATCAGTACACACATAATAATAATCACTGCTATTTTTACTAAATTCTATATTTAAAACCACTTCTGTAGGTTGAAGAGGTACATCTATATCTTTATAGGTTTCTACTAATCTATAACAATCCAAATCAAATATGTATAGGCTTAACCTATTTAACACATTGGTAGATTTCGTAAATACGTAAAGAGTATTAAAAAATTCATTAATTTTTAAAGCTGCAATAGGTTCGCGAAATTGAGGTATACTACCTATACGTGTAATAAAGTTAAAATCTAAATCAAAAATCTTTATAACTCTATTTCCAGAATCGTTAATGACTATTATATCGTCATTTGAAGTGATATGTTTAGGCGCTCTAAATAAGTTTTTAGCCTCCTTCGGACCATCACCGCCTAATATTTCGAGAAGATTTCTTTTATTGGCTAGTGCTAGATCTCCATTGTAATAACCACCTATATCGTACTTATATATTACGCTATTTTTCTCGTCGGTTATAAAGATAAAGTTTCTTGATAGGGTAATATCAAATAGAGACCCAAACGTTAAAGAATTTTCTACACTCTCGATATATGTTGAATGGGGTTCTATTACCTTACATTCTTTGCTACTGCCAGATAGCGTAGTAAAGCCACTGCTAGTAATTGCAAAAATAGTATAGTCGGACTGTATGTCGTCTTTTAGCTTTGAGGTAAATCGTCTAATGTTGCCTAGTTCTCTGAACTCCGTCTTATTACTGCCACCGAAAGGTATACTTTGAATAGTACCGCTAACACACTTTAATGAAGTGCTGTTACTATCAATTAAACAAGCATAAGAATAATTATCTATCTCTGTACCTGGAGTTGCTAGAGCAGGTAAATCATTATTAGCCATGAATAGCTTAGAATAAACGAATGTGTTATTATCGTGTAATTTTCCTAGCCTATCTAGAAATAACTCCCTGGTTAAAAAGTCATTAGCGTCAAATAGAACATCAGTATCCGTATAAGGTAGGGTAAGCGTCTCAATTGTATCTCTATTTTTAAGATAACTAGAAATATACAAATTACTTTCGAAGGTGGATTGAGGTAGTAGTGGTATATTGGTCTTATCAATATAAGCAGCGCCGCTTAAACAAAATACATATCCTGTATATCTACTTCCGGAAAGCGTAAAGAAATCGTTTCCGGAAGTGAAGAATCTTTTTTTATTTGTATAGTCAATCATTTAAAGTCGATAAATTGTATATCATTAATATTTACACCTATAGGTAGTATGGCCTTGGTTTCATCTAGAATTAATTTCTTAATATTATTTTTCATATCAATATTATCTATACCCATATTTTTAACATATATATTAATCTTTTTAGATGAGCTGTCTTTTACTTTATATTTGAAGTATCTCTCTATCTCTTCTATATTGTTTCTTTGACCTGCTGGTATAGAGAGAACCAGATCATTAATTTTAGTATCGTATATATTTAATGCTAAAATCTCATCATTGTCAAGAGGCCTGTCATATATAAAGAAGTTTTTAAGCCTTGTGTTGCTTAAGTAATAATAACCAGGCTGCCTTAAGTAAGAGGCGAGATCTGTGTTGTTATAAAATCCTGCTGTACCAGCATATATATCATCATTTAATAGATTTTGGATTGCATACTTACCCGGTTGTATGTTTAGGTTTGTGTTAAGCGCTCCATCTACAAATAAAGATACGTTTCCTTGAATGGAATCAAACCTGTATGTAAATGTGTGATAGCCTCTATCTAAAGTAGTATAATCAAAAGATATATTTTTTTGTAATATGTCTTCTGTTGATAGATAATTAGTAAGTGTTAGGTTAAAATTTAAATTTTTATCTTTATATTTTTGATTTAAATAGCTATAGTTGGTAGCAACATAACCTTTTGCTACTCGAGAGTTACTATTTTCGTCAACCAGAACGCCTACTAAATCGGTGTCTACTGTACCGGAAGATCCTACATATATTCCTAATTTGCTCTTAGTGTTTAAGTATGTAATAACTATATCTTTATTAGGCTTTAAAGAGCTAATCCCTGCATATTGTTTAATTAGGTCAATACTTATTACCTTGCTGAGATCTGTTATTGCAGCGCTTAGATTTTGTGTAAGAACTTTTTCTAATGATGTTGTATAAATAGAAAGCTCATTAGAGCCGTGAAGTATATATATGAAACTATCATCTACCGCAAAATCCACGATTTTGCTTGAGCTCTGTACAATAAACGTAATGTCATCTATTTTTATATCATGCCTTACTAGAATAGTACCATTTACAGTATAATAAACTACATCAGGAGAATAATATTTCACCTCTCTACCTGGTAGTTGATACACATTATCATCAAAAACTATTATGCTATTTTTAATATCATAAGAAGAATAAGATCCATACTTATCATAACTTCGATATTTCTTTGATGTTAATATTTCTACAACCTCTAAGGTATTCTTATTTACCTTTACTACATCATTAGTAGTTCCTCCTAGGGCAAAATATAGGAAATCACCGTCGTAGAAGTAATTAACATAACCTACAATGCTTGAAACATTCTCCATTTTCATCTTTACACCGAGGGTATTAACTTTATATATATTACCACCGTTGCAAGAGACATAGTAATCATCTAACCCGTCACCTTTAATAACGTCAAGAATTTTTGTATCAAATTCTGTTGTATGTAGTAACATTAAATCTGTGTTATAAACCTTTAATATTCTGTTTCCATAAGAAAAGATAAAGGGAGTTATTTTTGTATCATTTATAACTCCAAACCCTCTGTTGGTTATGTTGCCTATAACTTGATACCCATAACTAGCTTCTGGGTCAATGTAAATATCAAAAGACATTGTAAAGGAGTTGCTATTATTAACCTGCTCTGACACTTTAAATTTATTGTATTTGGAACCATCGTAATAAATCTCACTAGAATTATAAGCAACCTCTACATTATTAATATCGTAATAGCTAGTAAATCCGCTTGCAGTAGGGCTAGTCGAGGTCACGAACTCGTTAATGTCATCTACTCCTACTCTTGAGTACTTATAGACATTATTAGGTTCAATACATAAATCGCTTCTTTTATCAAAGAAGGCTGCTGCTGCAACACTTGACTCGTTATTAAACACTAAGCTATCTATTGGATCATTAAAAGAGGGTTGAAACACTGGAAATGATCCCATAGCTTCCTGTTTAGATACATAGTCTGGGTAGTAGTATCTATCTACCCACAAGCCTGGTGTATTTGTACCACCGGAGAGCCACGTAACTAAATATCTTCCATTGTTAAAGAGAGTGTTATTTTTTCTCAACTGGTAAATATTATCGGCTAGTTTGGGAGTTAATCCGGCTAAGCTACCATTTTCGACAAACTTTGTATCATTTATATTGAGTTTCTCGTAAGGGTAAAGAGATGACGGAGCTGTAAAAACTGTATCCGTTCCATTCCTGACTAATATATCTTTGTCATACCAAACATAAGTTAGAGCAATATTATCAGTACCTAATTCCTGACTATTACCTGTCTGTAATGATACGTAATCTCTAAACTCAACTCCTGGTACATATGGAGTCGAGTCTATCATATTTGTACCTCTCTTTATATAATTTTTCTCCGATCTAATGTTATTCAGCGTAACATAATTTAACTTTAAGTCATTAAGGGACTCATTTACATTAGCGTGTAGTAAGTACTGATCTTTTCTATCAAAAATACTCTTATCTTCGTTAATAGTTAAATCGTTTTGTTTATTTACATCATAACTGACCCAGGAAGAGTATTGTTTTGGAGAAAGATCCTTAACGCTATAGTTAATTTGTATTATATTGTTTGGAGATCTTAAAAGGTTAGAGGATTCTGGTACATCAGCAAAAACCAATTTACCCGCATTAGGATCGCTAGTACCGGATAGAGTTAATATTTTATTACCATAAACGGTATTTTTAAATAATTGTAGGTACCCGTCGGTATCTAGAATATATCTAAACATGTCATTGCGTTCAGCCGTTAAAGTGTTAACATCGGAATAATATTTTAAAAAGAAGGGACTATCAAGGCCTGGAAAATAATTTAAATAGTAATCATATTTTCCGTTGTTATGTTTTAACCTTAAAAACACATCATCAATTATCTCTAGTTCAAAGAAAGTATTATTTTTAAATCCTGTAAATGTAGATAAGATAACTCTACATGTAGTAGTGTTTGGATTTTGACCTACTGTATCTTTATAGATATAAAGATATTTTGGCTGTGAAGGGTCTCTAAAAGTATTAAAAATTAACTGTGTTGATAAGGTTTTTACTTTCTGATCATTAAAATTTACATTAAATATATCACCTATGCTTTTTTTAGAAGTTAAAAACTGAATAGAGTGATTGTTAATAGTATTATCTATAGTGTTAGTAAGAGCGTTTATTTTGTTTAACGAAAAGCCCTGCTCGTATCCCTCTCTATACTGTTTAAACTGATAGAACGGATCATAATAACTCGCGCTTAGAGTATTAATTGCAGATACGCTATATACTTGTAAATTTATCACTTTAATATATTTATTTGCAGATACAGTTACTAGTAAAAAAAATTACAGACATAAATATATAATATGCCGAGTATTCCAATTCAAAATATAACAGATCTAGCAGCAGGCAGCGTTACTGGTAATGAGACAGTACCAGTAGTGCAGCAACTTGGAGGTAATTACTATACATATAAGACTCCTATTAAGAATTTCTTTTATAATAACGCTATCCCGTTTAGAGCATTATCAAGCTGTCCTCTAAAATGGACTTCTAGCGGAGTATTGTCAGCTACAAACAATTTAATTGTAGATAATTTTATAGGTATAGGTACAAACTTACCAAGCAATAGATTAACGGTGGAAGGTACTAACACTCTTTATAATTCAGGGTTAAATATAAAACCTAATACGCTATCTCCTACTAAAAGAGCGGGCATAACTCTTGACGGCTGGACGTTAGGTCAAGACGCCAACGGTAATGGAACTAAAGACTTTTTTATATATGAGAGAGAACCTTCTAATACAACTAGGTTTTATGTTCAATCCGGTACAGGTCGAGTTGGTATTGGAACAACAAATCCTAGTTCTAGTTTAGATGTAAGCGGCACTATCACTTTAAGCCAAAATAGCAACTCTTTAAGATTTACTGATACGAGTGGTACTTTTCCTCAACTGGCAATGCAAAGTGATAATAACTTTGTTTTTTATGGAACTAATTCAACAGGCGGAAATAGAGCAGTTTATAGTATAATTCAACGCAGCAACACCTCTTCATTTAACTTTAATGTTCCGGTTGGTATTGGTCGCTCTGCAGATATCTTCAACCTAGACGTACAGGGCGCAATAAGAGCTACTGCAGCATCAAATGAAGGTGGAAGACTAGTAGTAGGTAACACTATTAAGACTGGTTCGGGTGTTGCAGATTGGGCTATATGGAATATGACAGGTCAATACGCTAACGGATTAGCGTTTTGGAAATATCTCGCCAATGGTACAAATGGAGACTCAACACTATTTCTTAGCGATAGCGCTAACGGCGCTATAGGAATAGGAGCTGGATTTAGAACTCCAACAGCCCCGCTACATGTTAGAGCAGATACTGGAAATCCAGTTGCAAACGGTATACGTTTAGAGAATGTAAAAACTACCGCTACAGATGATGCTATAGTAGGTATTAGTACCAATGGCGCTAATAGTGGTGATCCTAAGGTATCATGGGATATAGCTGGTGTAATTGGTTGGTCGGCTGGTATAGATAACTCAGATGGTGATAAGTTTAAAATTGCAAATCATTGGAATGATTTAACTGATAAAACGAGAATGGTTATCGGAGCGACTGGTAATACTTCATTCTTACTTGATGGATTTACAGAGGCTATGGTAGCTAGACCGCCTGGCTGGGGTGGTGGTGTATCAACATGGGATGTTTGGGCTACAAGTGCGATAGGAGCAGGGCCGGCCGGTTCTAATCCGAGAGCATATTTAAATAGTGCTGGTACAGTCGCTGGTATAACTTTCAACTCTTCATCTTCCGTAAGATTTAAAAAAGATATTGAGCCATTAAAAGACTCGCTAGCTAATATTCAAAAGCTCCGCGGTGTTAGATATAATTGGAAAGAGACAGAAAAGGCAGACATTGGCCTAATAGCTGAAGAAGTAAATGAAGTTTATCCTGAAATAGTTAAGAAGGATGATGATGGGGTACCAGAGGGTATAGATTATGGTAAGCTTACTGCTGTTCTTATAGAAACTGTTAAAGAATTAACACAAAAAATAGAAGAATTAGAAAGAAAGGTTAAATAATTATGCCAGCAGGTATTACTGTAAACGGATCTGACCTAGATGATATTTTTAAAGGCAGGACCTCAACTAAGAGAGCTGATGTGGGGTTTCAGGTAGCAGGATCAGATATATCAAATAGATATGAACCTGCTGGAACTACTGCGAATAGTAAAATATCGTTTGATACAGGGTTTGTAGCTGCTAGCACTGACTTAAAAGAGCTTTTTATGCGTAAGGGTTATAATCCCTTTGATCTCACATTAAACTTTACTGTAGTTCAAAGTAGCGGTGACGTCTGGGAAGTTTATATAAGCGGTCCATTAAGTCTTTCATGCAGGATAAATTACAGACGTAATGGCAATAGGTCTACAAACTTTAACCCTGCTGATGCAGCTAGTAACTACAGAAAGATCTTTGAAGTCGATACAGGTACTCCGACACTCTATCTAGATACTATAGATTTTTACAATACTAACGGAACACTGTTTAACACATACGGTATAGGTAAGTCCTTTTACACCGGTAGCAATATTAATGGACTTACAACTGCGGTGTTTACCATAGGTAATAGCACACAAAGTAATTTAGGAACCTACGCTTTAGCAAGCAACACTAAAGCCTTTAACAAAGCAACTGCTGTTTTTACTGTAAGATTTACATCTATTAACGAGCGGTCTTAAGTATTAATTTTAAAATCCAGCAGCATAAGGATCGAATGTATCGAATCCTAAAGTAATATCTACTAAATACGCTTCGTTAGTATCTAATGTTATTTCAATATCCGTACTATTTGAAGTAGCAAGATATCCAGGCTCCATAAATCCGAAAGTATCTATAGGTCCTATATCTTCAAATACTCCGCTGAGTAAAGGCGTACCAGTGTTTCTAAGACTCGCTGTAATAATACCACCGTCTTTACTTTCAAGATTTAATAGAGTATCGTTTGTGTTGAGAGGTAGTAGTTGAGAGTTTAACGCCGTTACTCTCTCCATATTGTCATAAAATGACCCCCAGAAACATCTTACTGGCTGTTTAATATAAATATACTGCCCACTATTCTTTAATAAAACTACACTTATTACATAGTCGACCTCATAACTATCATATCTATTTACATAATCGTGACTAAAAACACCTAGCGCTGTACCGTTCGTTTTTCCATACAAAACTTCATTAAATATTGATTGTGTTCTATAATTAAAAAATAAATCACGTTTTTTGACTTCTCTATCACCATCACCCCAGTCTATTGTAATTACATCAACTGTATTCTTTTCTTCGCTTACTCCTGTTAGTGATATATTAACTGTAGTAGCTCCTTTTAATATTACTGGTTTTGGCTGTATAGTAATATTACTGAAAAAGGAGTTTAAATCGTAATTTAATGTAATAGTGTTCATAGAGAGAGTACTCCAGAGTTAGTATTTAGAGTGTAACTACCTGAAATTGCATTAATATTAGTAAATATAGTATTGCTGTTAGTAAAGCTAGTTGTTAGATATTTTTTATCAGCTTTGTAAAATCTAGTTCCTAAGAATTTCACCTCGTCGTTAATAATGTCAAATTCAATATCAAATATGTGGAAGTAATTATTATTGTCTACTGCTATGTATGTTAGCTTATATACATCGTTGAAGGTGTTATAAGTTAAGACGGGTCGCTCAACGCTTACAATATTAATATTAAAGTCACCAGTAAAAACAGAGCTTAAGTTAAACACGCTTGATAAGGTTGTTAGATCTGTAGTTTTAGGGTATAGAGTCTTGGTTGTATTCGTATTTAAATCAAACTGATATATTTTTGGGTATATACCTTTACTATTACGAGCAGATAAAGTTTCAGTTTGCTGGATTGTGCAAAAGATTAGAGTATTGTCTTTCTCTTTATAGAATCGATTTGAGAAAACACTAAGATCCTTACTACTTAACGTAAATGCGTTATTTTTTGTTGATTCGGTTATAAACTCACCCTCTTCGTATTTAATTTTATCTATTACTAAAAAATTAGTAGTCTCGATACATATACTATCATTAAATATCTCTATATTTTTTGGCGCCTCGTAGACTTCGCTTGTTATATTGCTTGAATACTTACCAAAAATAGCATTAAGAGCCGCTGAAACAGGTTGTGAGTATGCCTTTGTAGCATTCTTAACAAACAACTTACCTTCAAGCTCTTGTTTATAAGTCATGGCGCGATAGGTATCATTACCTGTGATCGAACTAATAATAGTTTTAGAGTTATCAAATATATTATCGTAATAGTTGTATGAGCTACCATAATTGTAGTCATTATCTAATTTTATTACATCGGTAAAGTAGCCGCAATCATAATCGTAAATAGGTTCTGTTTGTAAATCTAACCCACTCTGGTCTGTTATATTAACTGATGCTTGTGTTACAATTACTGCGTCTGTTGGTTTAGATCCTGTTGCATTTACAAGAAGTTGATAATAGAATACATCACTATTAGAGCCTGGAAACCCTGGAGCATCAGATGACATAGGATCTGGCAGCTTCGTTCCATCGACAAAGGTAAATCCACCGCCGTCTCTAAACGCACCTATGTAATTTTTCGTATATGGAACTGACTCTATAAACCCATCCGAGTAGTTTAGCTCTTGATAAGGTAAAAATTCTCTAAAATATAAAAACCAAGGTGATCCACTTAATATAAAGCTCGGTGTTAAGGTTGGGGAGCTCGGCGAAAACGGATAATTTACTGTTAATGTAGATAAACCTGATCTAACAGTATTGCCTTCTCTAGATGAAATAGAATAATCAAACTCAAACCCTTCTTTTCTATCATAAAATGCATGTCCGTTTAATAAAAGATTTAATACTGGCTGAGTTTCATATTCCTCAATATCTTTAAAGGTCTGTCCGAAGTTGTCTTTAAATAATGCGTACTCGTTGCCGTAAATATCTGTTTGATACTTAGTAATATACCCTTTATTATACAGGTCGTTAAAGTTTAAGCTATACTCTGTATCTTTAGCCTGTGTTCTTAGTGTTGATTGCTCGCGAGAGTAATACGGTGAAAAGGTTTGATCGGTGTTAGATATATCAGGGTCACCTGAAGAGAAGGATGATGAGACATTTTTAATATCTACACGATTGTCATAAGTGAATATTAAAGGATATTCTGTTTGTTTGTTTATAGTTACGTTACCGTAAATGCTAGGATCAGGGTATATATAAATTTTACCACTCTCTATTTTATTAGGATCTATAGCATAGGTATAACTATTAGAATTTAATTGAAATATACCAGTTTTGTCAGGCTTGAAAAAGAGTCCTATATCTCTTAAGAGTTTTATTTGATTTGATTCAGCTGTAGGTGTATATACGTTTTGTAAATTCTGAATATTGTTGGTGGGGGTTTCAGCTCTAAATAAAACACCTGATACTGGTGGAGTTGCAGTAGTGTCGATATAGTGTAAATCGACACCCATATACTTCTCGAGATATTTTATTTTTAATGCTGTCTTTTCATCATCTGTAAATCCTGATTTATTCTCACATTCATTTTTTAATAGAGTAACCGGATTCGTAGGATCGCAAGCCTCGTTAAAGCTAATAGACGCGTTTACAGCGAGAGGTATTTCACTTAAAAATATTTCATTTCTAAATACAGCAAACGGATCATCGAAAAATAAATTTACATTTATATCCTCTCTATTCACCGCAGTGAAGGGATCAGTTCCTACTGGTAGGTCAAAATATTCTGAGTATACATCTACAAATTCCTGAAGATCAATTTTAAGAGAGCTTTGTAATCCAGATAGAGAAAAATCAACAGTGCTATATAAAGGATTATTTTGTGATGCAAATACGTAATCGTAAATTTTTTCATATAAGGCTCTTTCTACTGATAAAGAAGTACCCTTTATTTTGTTTCTTTCTATTACAAACTTTGCTGTATCACGCTTTTCCTTATAAAACAAAATAACTTGTCTTATTTTTTCAACATAAAACGGTATCGCAACATCTAAATCTACTGGATTTGTATAGTCTAAAGTAGAGAGGAATCTTTGTTCTTGTTGAGTTGAATACGTTAACGTTAATTCTTTTAAGAAGTCGATATATAGATCTGTAAACTTTATAGTGTCGTTAGTAGCTGAAGAGTTTTTATAATCAGCCCATTTTTCTAAATAGTATAAATAGAATTTATTGTATTGCTCTGGAGAATAATCTACACCGGTATTAGTTATAAACTCAAGAAAGCTGAAGGGTGCGGTATTATCTTTTGTAGTAGTGGTCTCACCGCTACTTATTACAGAGTCCTTTACTTCTATATCATTAAAGATAATCACACTACTCATCCTATATATTTATTTGCTAGGACTAATCACACAAATAAATCTAGCTTATCATATAGCTTTTGTGAAACTATATTAGATATTATCCCGCTTTCCTTCGACCACTCGGTATAGGAAGAATTACTAAAAGCTAAGGTCGTGTTCTTATCCGAAAAGTTTATTACGCTTTCCTCTATGGTACCGTCTACTTCCGGGTTATATGTGTAAAAGTTATAGAATACTGGTAGATTTGTACCGTACCCATCAGATGGTAAAATTAATCCCCACCCCCATGTATCGTTATAAGAAGATAAACTAAATGTGTTATTTGATCCTACTGATATATTTGAAGCGCAAAGCGGTATATACGTATTTAAATATGTGTAAACTTCACTGAATTTTTCATATGCTACTAGATGTCTACCTGCAGTAACTGTATAGCTTATAGATACTGGCTCACCTAAATTTTTTCCGTAAAGTTCATTGTCAAAATAACCAAATCTATCAAAGTTTTTAGAAAACTTATTAGTTGCGCCGAATAATCGTGAATGATTTATTGATAGCAAGTCTACTAATCTCTTTAACTCTTTAGGTACGTTAAAGTTAGTACTGCTAAAGACTTGCTCGTTCTGATTTATGGTCTCTAAGATAGAAATAAGTTGATCAATATTGCTATAATCTAGCGTAGCATTATTATCAACAAAGTTTTTAATTTTTTCGTAAGTTACCTTACCTATACTGTCCTGTATAGAGTCTATATCACCAAAAACGGTCCCTAAAAATTCATTAAATAGTATCGTTTTATCTAAGAACAAAGGCTGTATTGCTATATCTTCAAAGGTTTGCTTAAAGTCTATATCTTCTCCTCTTTTTGCAATTCCATATATTCCGCCTGATGGGTATATATTAAATGTATTTGATGCTCCTTGTACTGATACGCCCTCAACTACTACTGTAGCAGAAAGTGTTACATTGAGCAGAGGCGTTTTTGTATAAGGAATAATATATCCTTTCCAGAATCCACCCTTTGTAAGAGAAGAGAGGGAGCCAAAATCTGAAACTATATCAAAATTATAACTTCCACCAGAATTATACAATTTAAAGGATGTAAAGCTAGACGGGTAATTTATAAGCGGTATGTCTTTAATCGTGAAGTTATTAGAATCTTTTACTTTTATAACTATTCCAATCTTACTATTAGAGAATTTATTTTGATCTATAGGAAACAATAGAGGTAGCTTCTTTTTTGTTGGTCCTTGTATAGTACCTTCACTGTCTAAGCCGTTTGAGGTAATAGATAATTGACTGTAGTTTTTATTCTTAGCAGTAGTGGTTTTAAAGCCTACTGTACTAGTATTACTATAAGGCTTTAAGGTGTCAGCTTCTACTCCTAATAGAATATCGGTTCTAATGGAAGGAAAATCATCTTTGTAGTATATTAACTGCGATCCTGTGGTTCCGCAAAAGAAAGAATCTATATCGTCGCTTTTACCATTTACTATTTTAGTTCCGGATAACTTAATGTATATTGGAGTTGATGTAGTAGTGAAGGAGGATACTTCTATATATTCTGTTAAGTTATCGATGCTACTAGACTTTATAAAAATTGAAGAATAAGGATATAAATGACCGTAGTGTGTGCTATTGAGATTATTATCAAAATATCCACTAGCACTAGCTCCGGAAATATATGTCATTATATTTATTAGCTTGTCTAAATTAAATTGTCTATGTGAAGGTTCTTGTATGGGTAGCTTTGGAGCTTTTGAAGGAGGTTGAAAGAAATTACTATCATCTACCGGCTCTACATAAGGTATTTCGTAATACTGCCATGAAGTAGATCTAATAACATTAATTGGACTGGTGTAGACGCCAGCTGTTAGAAATGTATTAGTAGTGTTAGCGGCTTTAAGTATTATAGAGTCGGGAATATAATTGTAAATATTAACCGTTTGACTGTATATATCGTAATAACTGCCACCAATTTTATCATATAAGTAGCAAGTTACTTTATATCTACCCGGCTCTTTAAAATAATGTCTAGCTGTAACTGCCTCTATATTAGTACCGTCGCCGAAATCCCAAATCATTCTTTTGCGAGAAAGAACACCTACACCTACCTTAGTGATGCCTGTACCCGTGTCGAAATCTGCTAGTTTATCAAGTCTAGGTAAAAATGTAAGGGGAGTAAATGGTAACGCGTAGCTACTAACGGTAAGCCTGTTAGTGTAATCACGTACGTCGAAGTAACTAAATACAGTATCTATATTACTCATTTTCTACTATTATTTTTTGTTTAAGATTACTTATCTCGTAGAAGAATGCGTATTGAAAATCCTCAAGGGTGTAGTTTTGAGATGTATATACAACATCATCTTCTTCATAAATAGGATTCCATGCTACAACGTTTATTTTTGGAACTTCGTAGTTTGTATCTGTTCGTCTAGTGAGAACATCTTTAACTCCATCGAGATTTTTTATATTATTTGATAAATCACCTAAATTTATTACTTGACCTAACTCAATATTATTAAAATAATCTGTTATTACTTTAGATACTCTATCGATTATTTTATAATCACTTATATTTGAATTAGAAAACTTCTTAATCACTAACGCTGTTGAATCTCTAAAATCAATACAGTTATCTTCACCTGACAACCTTAACCCTATATCAAAAGCCTTATAAATAGGATCGACGCATACGACATTGTGTGTTATATCCTTGCTATTGTTACAAGCATTTATAATAACCTGTTTTTGTGCAAAATTTAAGTAGTTCGGAAGAGTTTCGTTAATTATAGTAGCGTTTTTAGGTACACAGAACAAATATACATTGTTAAATGATGTAGAATTTGAAAAAGCCACCTGGTTAAATAGAACTCTAGTATCGTCATTAGGCTTGTTTAATCCTATAGTATAAAAATATTTAAGAAATCTTGATGTATATGTAGTATTATCCAGTACTTTTACACTTTTTACAACCAAGTTGTAATTTTTATCGATAAAGTTCGTATAATCATCTCTCGTTACAAGTCTATTCTGTGATGCAAAGAATTTAGGCGCATTCTTTCTTATCTCCTCTACAGTCTCGCCCTCACCTATAGGAGTTGAAGCGTTTGGATTAGTAACTATTACACTCGGGAGTAACGAAGGAGTTATGAAGTTAAAGTCAGTATCGTATATGTTATTTGAAATGCCTGTAAAAGCAGGAGAATTATATAGAGTAAACTGATTACCAAACAACACATTAGGTCCCACCACGCCGTTTGTTCCATTTGAAACTACATAGTAGATTTGTATTAAGTCCCCTGCTCTTAATTTAAGTCCATTGATATTGTTTCCAAACTTAAACTCATAGTTACCATTCTCGTTTAATTTTTTTTCATACTTCTTTGCAACACTATCCTCTAAAAATAGTGATGATGTCTCTTGCCATTCCGACCATATACGATTTGTATTATCATATACAAAAATAGAAAACGTATTATCAGCAATAAATGTTTGACTATTATCTATTGGTGAAGAGTCAACTATAGTAACTATCTCAAATTCTTCTCCTGTTGCTGTATATTGAGGATGTTCTGTTATTGACCCTTGATATATAAAGCTATTATCAGGATATACTTTTTCTACTGCACCGGCTTGCGGCTTATCAAAGCTTATATCTCTCGTAATAGTAAATGGTTGTCCGTTAGCAAATAAAGTTGAAAATCTCTTAAGTGTTAACACACCTGTAGGTAGAGTAGTCCCACCTGATAGAGATAAAACACCCATAGATGTCTGCTTACCTGTAGGCTTATAACCTAAATTACTAACAAGCTTATTCATATTTTCATATAAAGTAGCTGTAGTGAAAGTGGACTCTGAAGAGGTGTTATTCAAATAAAATAATAGTACATGATACATGTATGCTACAACATCAATAAAAGCGTTAATGTTTGAACCTTCATAAACTTGATCTTTAAAAACTTCGCTTTCGTTTAGTCTATTAATGATTAGATCCTTTAATGTTGTAGCATCAAAGGTTACATAAGCATTTAAAGGTAAGTTGTATTCTGTAAAATTTTTAGCGTTCATTATGTAAATATGTATCCATCATTATTTAATACACCTCTCAAAGATATACTTGGTATATTAAGAGTAGGAATTCCTATATCTAAATTTATAATATATTCTTGATCATCAGGATTAACAACAACATCAACAAAATTAACTACTATTCGCTCTTCTTGTAGTGGTAATCCGGTTAATATTTCATCTGCTAAAAAGTAACCTTTAGTTTCAGTAACAGATTCAAAGAGATAGTCTCTTAAATCTAAACCAAATAGAGGATTAAGAAGTTTTTCACCTGGTGAAGTAGTTAATATATTTTTTAGAGAGTTTAAAATTGCAGCCTCGTCGTATATGGCTTTAAGGTCTTTTTTTTCGTTTGATGAGAAGAGTTCACCATTAGTTGTATAACCATACACTAAATCTAAATTTACATCCTTGTATATATAACCTCTTTTAGTAGAGTTTTCTATTTCTTTATTAGGTTTTGCTATATTTAAATTAATTGCCATATTGATTAACTATTAAATTAAAGGTTTTATCGAAATTACTCTCTACCATATAAAGTTTTTTGAGGTATTTTTTAGCTTTACCTGCGTTTTTAGAACAACCTACCTTTTTACCAGTATCTTTTCTGTATACACATTTACCTTTTATTATATAGGGCATAATTACCAGTTTTTACATGAAAAATAACGAGCTGTTCCAGGTTTAGCAGTAGAGCACTTATGTCTAGCTCTAAAGGACTTACGACGTTTTGGATTAGATTTCTTTATGCGTAAATTAGGATCACCATAGTGGACTCTTTTATAGCCTGTTTTCGTCTTTACGCAGCGCATATACTTCTTGTCTGACCTAGTAGAAGACTGCTGACCAGTTACTTTGGTACATCTTGCAGATTTTTCTAAAAGAATTTCTTCTACTAACTGGTCAAATTCCATATAATTATTTATGTTAGGTATAAATAATAGTATGGCTAAAAAGTATCTAACACTGGTAGAGGCATACCTTAGTAGATTTCAACGCGGTGGTTTCCTCGTTGGTGATGTGTTTAAATTTAACGATAATTTTAAGACTCTTGAATGTTACAAGAATTTAGGTCAAAATGTAAAAGATATGATCGATCAGATGGTCGAAACAGGATTACACGTTAGAGTAGTAGGTATCAGAGATAAAGGCGCACCTAGATACCCAGGTAATCCTCAAACATCGTCAAATGATGTAGAACTTTCTCTAGCTCTTGATAATGGTGGTGGTAGATACACCCACTATATTAATCTATCACCTGAAATGGGTCAGCCTGATATAAGCTATCCAAATCTACCTCCTATTCCTGACGCTGCAATACGTAAATCAAAGGTTAATATTAAGCCTGAAGAATTAGAGAAGATGGATAATGCGGCAAATAAAACAGATAGAGGTACCGGTACATACATGGATACAGAGAGATCACTTCCTAAATATAACACGACTCTCCCATCAGTTCAGGCTACACCTTCTCCTGCCGTAACATCATACACACACGAATATCTCAAAGACTTAGCAAAAGCTTAAGATACT